GGGTTGTTTCATATTATCTCGAATATGGGTTAATATGTGGGTCAGGAAACCCCGCATAATAAGGTGTAAAGGGGATGCAATGATTTATTGCAGTTTGTAGAGCGGTGATTACCTGCTCATGTGATCGAATATAGGGGTATGGTCGGACCATATTAAATCAAACCTCTTCAAACCTATGTGCATGCGCTTTTGTGGGTTTCCCGTGGTCACCAATAACGGTAACGTATGCGGGGAACGTGAAGTTCTCACAATGACAAGGTGGGTCATATTCGACCACAATATATTCTTTCCCCTTGGTTAGGTGATTCTCATAACCCCGGATAAAGGCCCCTTTGACAATTTGCCCTTTGGCGAATACCTTCTCAACCATATTAAATAAGCCCCTGTTCTGCGAAGCTGGACACAGTATGTCCGATGATAAAGTGATCCAGCACCCGAACGTCTACCAATTGTAAGGATGATTTAAGGGTCTGAGTCAGGATCTCATCAGCCCTGCTGGGGGTTGCATTGCCTGAGGGGTGATTGTGCACAAGGATGACGCTAGCTGCGTTGTGCATAAGGGCACTCTTGACAATCTCACGCGGGTAGACGCTGGTTTGGGTCAAGGTGCCGACAAACTCAATCCTAAATTCAATCATTCTATTCTGTGCATCCAGATATATCACCCCGAACTCTTCCCGATCTTTCCCGGCATATTCCATTCTCAGGTAATCCTTGAGGATCTGCGGGGAATCGAATACGCAATTATTATTGATTTTCGACGCGAGGATATTACCCGCATGGCGGATAACTTCCAATTCTGCAGGGGTGAATTTATCGGTGGAATACATATCATGCCTCTATATTATGGCGGGTTGGGAGATAATAAATAGAATGGACTATAGTTAATATAATCCATTCGATTATTACCCTTTACTTGGAGTGCATTTTCGCATATTCGCGCAACTGCCGGTTACTGCTGAATTGCTTAACCATGTCAACACCTGACACCCAGTTAACAATAACGTTCCCATGCTTGGTGATGCCCAGATATTGCCCCTTGGCTGCGGGAACGAATTCAGGGTAAGCCACCCATTGACCGGGGCGCATCCCTTGGAAGTCTTCAGGATATCGGGTGAATGTACCGATATCAACGCACGGGAGATAATCCCCCGATGTGCAGCGCTGTTTCTTTTGCAGTAGTGCGATGACCTCGTCCAGCCATTGCAGCCGCACAATTTTGCCTTGAGGTTGTGCCCCTTCGTCTTCTTTTTTGCCTGACCATGTCCCGTCAAGTGCCTTATCATCCAAAGCGAGGATCTCCCGGAGGGTTTCCCTGCCACAGCCGATAGACGGCACATTATCTGCGGCCCAGCACAGATAGTAATGACCAGTCTCGTCCCGGATGTACTCCCTCATGAGCCGGAACAGTGCCAAACCCTGCCGGGTGGTGTATCCGTTGTCCTTCAGCGCTTTTTTGATACTTTCGGTTGTCAGGTTCTTGATTTGCTTTTGCATAATGGCCTCTGGATGCCCTTAAACGGGCTCAGGTTGAACGAACGGGGTTAGGTAAGGGGCAGGCCTAGGCGCCCTGGTGGCGCTTGTTCTCACGGGCTTGTCTCCGGGCGCGTGACGGCTTGCCTTGTTTGCGGGTTTGGTGTTCTTGCATGGTTTGGGGGTCCTTTAGTCTTCGGAGGTGTCTTCGGTCTCGGAGTCTTCTTCGTCCTGGTCTTGTTCCTCTTCGTCTTCAGGAAACAACTCAATGTCGTTCATCTGGGCGAACTCTTTGCAGTCGTCATCGCTCAGGTATCCCATCAGGCCACGGGCTAGGGTGCAAGCATCCAATTCCCCCTCTTCCAGCATTTCAAACAAACGATCTCGGTGTTTTGCCATGGTATCCCCTTCAGGCGCTGTAAACGGTGCAGTCAGAGTTAAACCAGTCAGACAGGTAAAACATCAGGGAAACACGGCCAAAACTGACGGTTGTGTTGACATTCACATGGCACACGGCCCCATCGGATTGTTTCCGTGCGTCGGCCTTATCCTTCAGGGATTGGAGTTCACTGGCCTGAGCGCCTGTAAGGTTAAAAGATGCTTGCATTTAGGGATCTCCTATTAAATGCGGGTTGATAAAGCACAAACCAAAGCCCTCAGATATTAGGGGCTCAGGGTTTAGGTATTACTTACCGAAGGGCCACAGGCCCATCTGGGCGAAGTTCAGGCGGATGATGTCCTGATGTTCAATGACCACATCCTGCCGCTGGGTGAACTCATCAAAATCAATGGGGTGCTCTTCGTCATTGAATGCCGATTGAATATCAGCAAAAACCTTGTCGAAATGCTCGGTGGTTGCTTTTTCGATCAACTGGGGAAGGGTGAACACATCAGGCAAAACAATCTGATTGTGAATGAAAGCCTTGACAGCTTCATGTGCAAGGTACCCAGTCAGGCTCGCCAGCTTCAGGGTGTTTTGTGCCTGAATGCTGGTCAGTTCTTCGATGGTAATGGTCATAATTTGCCTTTTATTGGCTGTTGATAAATCGAAACCCTCGGTTATCTCAAGGGCTCGGGATTTATTAACAGTTCACAATCCACTTCGTGAGAATATCCCACGACCTGGAGTTATTGACGCGGTTTGCTTGCTGTTGACGCCAGTAGGTCACTGACCCATTGTTTGCCTGCGCTTTGTTGTTGCGCTGGGCGCTTAGAGTTGCACGTTTGATTGTGCTGTTAATGCTTGCTTCAAACAATGCCCGGTTTGCGTCGTGTTCGTTTTTCATTTCGATGCATCCTCAATCAGGCGGCCGGTGATATACGCCAGGAACATGCAGAACCCACCGACACCGGCACAACCCCACAAACCCAGACTTGCGGTGACGATTGTCAAACCAAAGGAAAACAGGAAGAGGGCGGCGGACAGAACAGCCCACCAGTTAATGCTACGCATTATATTTGCTCCGTTTAAGCCTTCACACAATATGAGGGCTTAATTGAGCCCCCATTTAAGGGGACCGTCTAGGACAGGCAAATTGTTAAAGAACGTTCTATGGGTGTCGGCCATCCCGGCTTCACTTGCAACTAGCGGGCGTTTCGTCCTGCTGTGCCTCTATTATGAACCTCTCGCACCTGACACCTATAGGGGAAACCCTAATAATTGCAACTATTTGTAATCCGTTGAAAACACCCCTTAACTCTAGACGCATGCGCGCACGAATAGCACAGAAAACAATCCCGAGTCAACCATATGGTTATTTTCTTGCAACTTGTGGATAACTTCGGTTTTCTCCTAGGCAAACGCATGTTGATAAGGTGTGAACAGTCCAAGGCTGCACGAACTATATTTTCCAAGGGCAGAGTACGTCTAACGGAAAAAACGCCTTAAACGTCGATTTTGGCCCCTTGCTGAGGGTGCATGGTTATACACAGGTTATGCACATCATAGGGATAAACCCTTGGTTAGCCTTAAACCCTGAAAATCGGTCATTAGCTGGCATGGTTTGTGCTTTGTGCAACTGTATGATTCTGTAAGTGTGCAATTTGCACACATCAGGGTCATCTACCACAAAACCAGAAACAACAAAAGCCCCTACAATCGTGTCAGGTATTAGCTAACATGTCATGATGGGCTTTGTCAATAGGGAGGGATTGTCCGACTAGTCTATGTGGTTATTAACTACACCCTTCGACCCCTAGCTGTCAACCTATTCCACTACACCCGGCAGGGGATTCTATTGACAAGTCGGCTAGGATCTGGTAGGGCTACGGGGTGGGTTCAGTGTTTAACGCTTAACGTTCTATCGGTGAACGTTAAACAGGGCACGTTCAGGGTTAAACGCGATAGTTTTTACCTATCTAAACGGTCGTTTTAATAGATTCTGTGAAATCCAGTATTTACAGCTCCTTATATCCTTTTCGGTAGAGCAAAAGGGGCCATGGGTTTTTGTCAAAATCCGGGGATACTTCTAAACACCATCTGAAAATCCAAATTAGTCCGGTAGTGGGATTTTGTTTTTCAAACAGGGTAGTAGGATTTTGAATTAAGTATTCTTCCTAACCCAGCGGAAGAACCACTCTCGTGCATTCTTTGATCCTGGGAAGCCCCCATCAGCCCTCAAGAAGTTGCCCTTCTCAGAAGATTCAATGTAAATACCAGGGTGCAAGAGTAAGCCAGAAAGACGCCCTGCAAATTCTTTACGGAGACTGGTGTAGCCGCATTGCCCACCAATATAGCCCGAATTTCCCTCATTACCGATAGGGAACATATCAAAGAAGCCATAAGAGTACCTAATACGGTGAAAGTTGAAAATTTCAGTATGTCTCCAGAGGTAGCACAAGCCTGAAATATGGTGCATCTTATGGCCGCTCGACACATAGGCCTTCAAGGCTTCTGCAATTTCTTTCTGTTGAGCTTCGGGCATGATTTTCATAGTATTTCCTTTGTGTTAAGCAAGCCAGCTTTTGGATGAGAGATAAGCTACAGCTATTCCACAACTACAAGACCCCAGGAGATGACCTCATGTACCCAGTAACTCTCGGTAGAGAGGAAGTTATCATCATGGATATCAAGCATTCTTTAACCTTTCAAGATTCAATAGAGTAGATTTTAGGTGATCCGTGCTTGCATGTCAAGAAGGTTTGTGTACTTTTTACAACAGGCTTACCCTGAAGGTCCACAAAAGTTTCTACCTCGTAAGGATTGTATCTGACCTGCGTCAGAACCTCTAGATCGTCTTTTGAGAGGCTTCCTTGCTCAAGGCATATGGTACCATAGACGTAGGCATGAACGTTCTTCTGGCGGCTTTCTAGCACCCTTGCTCGACCTTTGGATGATACCTTAAAGGTACAATCCTTCAAGAAGATTCCCCTTAGTGTAGGCAATAACAAGGTTTTTATAGTCACCTGTACAAGCCACAATACTGAAAACTTTCTTCCTAATATTGTAATAGACTTTGACTTTCATTGGATAAAGTTATTCTTGAAACTTTCAATCCGAGCATCAGTCAGAGTGACAAGGATACTGCAGTGCATCCACCAGAGAGGTGTTTTGTTAAGTTCGTAATCTTCTGTAGAGAGGACAGCTTCAGTCAAGGCATCCTGATATGCATGTGAGATGAGCCCATCAAAGATAATTTGAGAGACATCTCCAAACTGCACATAAGAGAGTTTGAACTCATTTACCATAGCTTCTGCCATCAATTCGATAAGACTTTCAGAATATTTGTTCATGTGTTCCTTTGAAATTTGAGAATTTGAGTCAAAAAGCTACAGGATTATTTAGGATTACTAATCAGCTGATGACATACTCACCAGACTTGATCAAGCCATAGAGCCATTGAATGGCACCAGAGGCACGTTCACGCCCATCACGAACATGCACACAGGGATAGGTTCCTTGGATAATCCCAATATCAGATGGTGACACATAGTCTTTTTGAAAGTCAATCATCGTCAGATAATAAGCACCGCCCATGATTTTCACCAAGAAGTAATAAGTCTTGAACTTGACAATGTCACCGGCCTTGACCTTCAAGAGATCTTCAGGATTATCGTTCAGATTGTAATCATGGAACTTCCAAGGAGCTTTAACTTCCTTCTTAACAAGGGTATAGCCAAAAGCATCAGCCTGTTCTGAGAGGGACTTGATGATAGCCTCTTGATCTTTTTGCTTTGCTTCATCCAGGACATCTTTCAAAGCAGACATAGTTATAGTATCAGATGGGAGGTAGCCATCTGGTCCACCCGGCACGGCGCCGGTGTTGAAGACCCACTGGTGTGAAAAATCCTTATCTCCATTAGAGTACACAAGGTCGAAATAACAACCTTTGCTTTGGAGATCCTTCAGAATTTCACGATCAACTTGACCAAAGCCGATAACATTTGCAGTCTTGATAAGTGATTCCATAGTCTTTCCTTTGTTGCTGTCGATGTATGGACTATAGCTGGGTGTTGCATCTGTGTCAAGGGGGCATGACGTTGTTTATTTACAACTCGTTAGGAATCTCAACTTCTTCACCGAGTTTTGCTGTTACATAGCACCGTGCTGCAGCAATGAGTGCTGTTGGGCCGGACGACATCACCTTTATATTACCCTCCTTTACTACAATTGATATGCCATCGACCCTCTGAATCATATCGACCCACTCAATAAGGGAGCTGCCTTGTTCCCAGTCGGTGCTAGGGCTGTAGCGACACTCGTTGAGAGGATCAAACAAAAAACCCTCATCATCCCGTTCCCACCAACCCAATCCGCATTGACCGGGAGGGTTTGACGCTTTTGATACCAGATAATCCAGGGCTGCGCCTGTGGCCTCGGAGGTCTTGACCTTCTTAACTTTCTTGTTTGTCATGTGCATAGCTCCTTTGTGGAATGCTTGTATCTTAGGTCTTCTGACAAGGTTTGTCAAGTCTTTAGAAGTTCAATTTAATCCCCATAGTTGAGAAGTAAAGTATGAGGGATTTTGAAGTCTTCTTGTCGAAGATAAACTACCTCAAGCTCTGGGATATAAAATCCTGCAATCTTGGCAGAGCGTAGATCTAAATAATATTCAGACATTATAGCCCAAGAGCAGCACGCTCTGTACTGGTAAGTTTTTCAAGAGCTTTCTCGCGGATATCTTGTAGTTTAACCTCCTCAACCTCGGTCAAAGACTCATAGATAACAATCCGAATATTTTCCTTGAAAACAGACAGATAGTGACAGTTGGTAGACGCCTTTTTAAACTCTTCGGCCAGCTCCTTAGTTGAGAAACGCGCAACAATGTGGCTATCTCGGTCATAGGATTCTTCAACTTTCCAGACTTGTTCAATAAATGTCTTCATAATAACCTTTCAGAGTTGGGTAATTTCCATCTTTATTGTAGAACAACCTTGAAGTTTCTTTTTCAAGGAAGGGCAGTATTTCTTTTTGTGGTTGAACTCTTCATATGCCTTATCTGAGGCAATTTCAGATGCAAACATAGTATTAACAGGGAGTTCAACTACACAATCATAAACTGTTTCGTTCGTGGATCTGTTGATGAAAAGAATCAAGAAAGAATTCATATTAACCTTTCACATGTTCATACACAATCGAAAACTGCCGAGAGAAATTACGGCTAGCTGCGTCTGCCTGTTCTGCTGTCAAACTCAGACGAGAACCTCCACCATTCTTGAAGATAGCGACTTGGTAAACCTCTTTCAAAAACCACCCTGTAGCCTTGCGCTCGATGACAACACCAGTTGCATTACGAGAGATACCTTTATAGCAGTTAGGGGCTTTGCCCCCGCTCTTTGAAGAGTAGACGGCCCCTTTGTACAAAGACTTTGGAAGACCGATGCTCTGCATCCGGGAAGTGACTTCATCAACAAGTTCAGAAATTTCCTCATAGGCAGTATAACAGTGTACTTCACTCCGGCCATTGACAGCTTTCAGAGCATCTTCAATAGACTTTGCGTTTTTCTGGGTGATCTTGAGAGGCTTCATGCTGTCCTCGCTATTGCGTTGTTCGATGCCTGTATTATGCCTCAAACGAAAAAAGGGTCAAGCCCTTTCGAACTTGACCCTCCCTGGTGTTGTTATTTTACTACGTCAGTCTGAGATCCGCACTTGACCCTTGAAGTCAAAGGGGATGACAACAGTGCGTACCTTACCTTCGCGGATGCCTTGAGCGATAGCTTGACGGCTTTGTGCATCCATTAGGGCGATGCTGGCGGTGCTGTTGTTGGCTAGCGCTGCCATGCGCTTTGCCTCAGCTTCTGCAATCTGGATCTCTGTGTTCTTTCGCTTCAGGTCAGCTTCTGCACGGACAGCAGCTACTGCAGCGGATAGGATCTCTTTGTTAGGAACTACAGACTTAATAGAGACTACAGAAATCTTAACTGCATGCCCTAGACCCTCTTTTTCCAGTTGATCAAAGATTGCCTTACCGATTTCAGTTTCCATTGCTTGACGATTATCCGCAATTGACAGTGCAGAGTAGTTTCGAATAGTTTTGTTTGACGCATTACTCATAAGAGTTTCCATATAATTACGCATCAAAATAACATCACCACCCTCAACACGATGGAAACTCTTTGACTTCTTCGTGTACAATTCAGACACTGCCGAAGGTTCAATAGAGTACACAACAGAGATATCAAAGTCCTCCAAAGGGGTATTATCAGAAGTCATGTACTTCTTATCTTGTAGAAGAACTTCAATATCTCGAATAGGGAACTCAAGAACATCACCAATCATGGTCTGGTGGAAACCGGTACCAGGGAGAAGTTCATTGCCCTCAACTTGCTTTGTGGCATCAATTCGGAGACCAACAGTGCCAGTTTCGATACGAGTACAAGCCGAAGCAGAGATTGCCAAAACGATGATAGCAATAAACTTATAGAGAGTCTTCATGATTTCCTTTACTTAACGATAGTATATTGAATTTTCTTAACGGTCCTGTTTAGTGCGGTACCACCCACTCGCCGAGCAAAGCGTCGAGTAGGGTAGGCTGCAATAAAAGCCCCCGTCTCCTTATCAAGGATACCCCAAGCAAAATTACCTTGAGGCTTTTCTTTCTTCTGAGGTTTTACAGCAGCTTCCACAAGTTCTAGACGGAAGTCAAAAACACCACCGAAAGGAGGGTCTTCCCCAAGAAGGACAATCTCATCATCTCCTCCCCGGACGGGGTAGATAGCTTCACTGTCGTGACCATTGATTGCAGCATACTCTCTATTCGCTGCATTATACCGAACCTTATCACCAACTTTAAACTTATACATACTAACCTTTCTTAAAAGAACATAACGATACCAAGGCACATTAGGAATGCAGCTAGGCTAGACAAGAATCCCTTCGCAATAGAAACAAGCATAGGCTTTCTCTGATTCTTTTCAACTGACTTTGCACCTTTATAAATTACATATAGACTGCAAAGGATCAGAAAATATGACAGGAAGATTTTAATCATTAATCACCTTTCGCTTTGAACTCTTCAATGAGAGATTTCACCCAGGTAACTCTACCCTTATAGGCATCCTCAACAAGAGTGTCTTTTGATACTGACAAGTCGTAGATTCCTGGGTGGGTTTTCTTTACCCACCCGCGATAAGTGAATTCTCCCTCAAGACGGTCCCGAATTAGATTTGTGAGTTCTTTTACTTTTTCAGGGTTTTCTTTATAGGCTTGTACTGCTAGACAAATAAATGCGAGACATGGGCGGGTATTCCCCAAACGCTCTAGAGCAAACTCTAGGATCTCTGAAGATTTCTTTAGACTCATTGATTATACTCCCTTGTTGAGCAACAAAAAAAAAAACTCCAGGCCAATCATGGCTGCAATCTCAGGGATATTGTCAGAGTTGGACTTCACGACCAGAACACGATCACCAATCTTAAAGTCTGTCATACTCACCCCTTAAGCAGTCAGTTCAGAAAAGGCCTGAACCTTAATATCTGCACCCTTGCCAAATTCACTGCTGTTGAATTGGCTACTACGATCACCACGACCTGTGCCATGAGTTTGCATCTCAGTCACAGCATTCAGGAGACCCCACTTAGTACCATGAGAAAACTCAGCGCCAGCGCCATTCTTATAGAAGTGCATCAAGGCGTCAAATTGACGAACAATACCAATCTTCGTAGTGTCTTCGTTCTTAGGGTTAACTAGTCGCATAAAGAAACTCTTTGCTTCCTCTTCAGCAACCTTCTCATCAACCAGCTTACGAGTATTCTGGATGAAGTTTTCCCAACCAGCATCAATCAGTCCCATATCGACCTTGAATTCTTGAGGGTCAAAAGCACTACGGTGAGTCTTGCGAACCTTTGCACCACCTTGAAGGGCAATACCAAGGGTGTTATTGCACACAACACGGGTACTGGTGAACTTCGCTTGAGTGCTCAGAGTGCCATCAGCGGAAGTAGTCAGCAACAGGAAACCTTCAACCTTATCACCTTGGACAACTTCAAAAGACTTACCCATTTCAGCAGTTGCCCAGAAACGGCGGCCACCAAACAGAGTACCTGCAGCAGACAGCTTCATGCTGTTGTTCTCGGTGAACTCTCGAAAGAATTCCAGAACTTCACGCGGTTGCACAACGTGGTAGTCTTCCGATACAACAGACAGGACATCTTCAGTATCAGAACGATACAGCACCTTGCGTGTAGGATCAGAGCGCAGCCCGTTTGCAGTGTTGAAGTTCACAGAGCTTTCGCTGATATCCCAATCCATGCCTGCGGCAGTCTGCCATTGTTCAATGCTTTGACCTTCAGGAAGGTATTGACCAAGACGGTGCCAAACAGCTTGGCGTTCGCCCAGAGCAGCGAATTCAATGAAGCCATTCATGCGTGCAGTCAGTTGGTGAGCCATGTTGTGTTCCTTTGTTGATGCGATGAATGAACTATAGGTGATGTTTGAAGAGGTGTCAAGAGGGTCAAACTGTTTGTTGTTAGACTACAACGCTCTTCCTCTTTGTACCCTCTCCCATTCCACAAGTTTAAGCAGTCAAGTCACGGATCTTGTCAGCAGCCTTCAGGGCTCGATTAGCCTCTGTGACTTGCTCAATTGCTTGACGTTCCAGTCGTGCAGCAGTTGCACGAGAGAAATCAGCAGCAGTTTGATTTTCCTTAGCTACCTGTTCCAGTTGGGTAACCATCTTCCCAAAAGACGACAGGATACCGTCTACAGTAGGCTTAGAAAAAGAGGTGTCGATAGACGAGAGAATAGACTTGATCATATTACCTTTCAGGGTTTTAAGTATTGTCTGCTTTAGCTGCATACCACTCAAGAAAATTAACTAGGAGTATTACAGAGATAACAGCTAAAGGAATGAAATTGAAATCAATTAAGGTAATGATAGAGACAGTTGCAACTATCATTACCCAGAGGTAAACGTCAGGCGAGAGAAATCTTGAGGCCATTTGCACGAACACTTAGAATTTTGTCGATATGCAAATTACGGTAATCCTTCTTTTGATTATCGTACATAGTAATATTATTTCCCCAGATGGATTTATACCGCCCACTCAGGGTTCGTTCAGTACCATCCTTCTTGATGAAGGTCACAGACACAAAAGAACCTTTTGAGTTCTTTAGAATCTCTGCCATCTGGCGACTTGCCTTGTTGACAGGGATATCCCAATCCGGCTTAGTTTCAGGAGGGTTAACCTTTACAGTTGGGATCTCTTGTCGAGTATCTTGAACCAGTTCCAGATCTTCAGTCTTGGCACACCAATCTTCTTGGCCTGGGAAGATTACATAAAAGTCAACGTAAGAGGTCAAACCTTCATCACGACGATGGATGTTCAAAAGAGCTTCAAAAGTGTCATCAAAAGTGCCATCACCAATTGCTACAACCCGTCCAATATCCCCTTTCAAAACCCCGTCCCGCCCAAAAACTGGATGCTCAGCTTCCATACGGACAATATCCCCAATCTTAAAGGCCGGATCAGCAGGTTTAGAAACTTCCTGCACCTTTTCAAAACGGCTGTCATACCAACCACCGATATGTGGATATGTGTAGATCATCTCCTCGCCGTCATTGACGCAAGGAACGACCTTGGTGACAGTCAAGGTCGTCTCGTAGGTAACACCAGTCAGCCCACTGTGGGAGAGGTTTTTGTCTTGATCTTGTGAGAAGAACTGACTCTTCTTCCACCTGATCTTATCACCAACCTTGAAACCTTCAGACTTTGTAGACATAACTTTCCTTTCGTTGATTTGATGTAGAGACTTTAACTGACTTCTTCAGGGCTGTCAAGATATTCAGAAGATTCTTGGCCTTCGGTGTAGACAAACGCTGCGTATTGTAGTGAATTTCCAACACCTTGGCTTTCCCAGAGAGGCTTCCCGTTCTTATCCCATCGTGACCCATCCTGTGCAATATAGGGGCAAGCTTCACCATCTTTACATTCACAGATCAGGAATAGTTGATCATTTCCATTCACAAACATCCTACCAACGTACAGTTTAGTAAAACTTTTACGGGAGAAATTAACTTTCTTAACAAGGGGCTCAGACATATTTATTCCTCCCTAATTGGGTAGTATTTGATTTCTTTCTTCTTATCACGATGCTTACCGGCCTTTTTCGTAATCGCAATTACAACAAAAGGGTTACGGTCTTTCTTTGTCTTGATTTTAATCTTTAGGTTTTTCATTTAGATATCCTTAAGCAGAGTTTAAAACTCCATGGAGAGATGCAAAGCTTGAGTGTCGTACTTTACACCAGGCTTGGATGGGAGATACGATACCCGAAAAGGGGTATTAGGGACCTTATAACTGAAAACAATCATAGGCTCCCCAAGCTTGTACTCTGAAAACATAAGGCCAGCAAGACAATCAATTTGACCTAGAAGCTTTACAGTGGCTCCTGCATAAACTACCCCACGAGCCCCTGAATTTTCATAAGCTCCTACGGTAAAATCTTTTGTAGAGATGTAGATACCGAGGTTGACCTCTTTAAAATCCTTTTCACGGTTCATGTGATAGGTTCCGAGATGCACCCCATAGGTAACTTCTTCAGCTTTGCAAGGCTTACAGGCGGAAATCATGAAACCTGCAGCTATACAGATAAGAATCTTTTTCATATTAGTACTCCTGAGTAGTCGGAAATCGCTCATCCAAGAACATGCGATAGATCATAAAATCTCCTTTGAATCAATGACTGAACTTTAGCAAAGCCTCAAGAGTCTGTCAAGTCTAGTAGAACCAATGACGGCCTATCTTTACCTTTGGCATAGTCTTAGCCCAAAGGTGCTGCACAGTGTTGAAGTACAAGGCACCAGGAACACCCTTAATTGGGCTTAGGTTACCTTTGTACGCATGGTAAGCTATGAAGCTAGCCTCATGCCATGCAAGTTGATCTAGGGGTTGTTTAGAAGGGTCTCTACCCTGTAGTAGATTTGCAACATCTTGACCCCCTTTTGCATACCAAGGGAATTGCATATGTTGGCTGATTACTTTACAAACCTTATCGGGATAGTTTTTATGCTTTGAACGGTTCAGAATAACCAATGCGATAGCCTTCTTTCCTTGAAGGCTTTCACCTCTAGCCTCTTTATAAACCGCTGTTGTCAGACAGTTGACTTCTTTCCAGTCTGTTGCAAAAGATGAACTAAATGTAAGACTTAATAGAAATGTCGTTAGAAATTTTTTCATATTTACAAATAGAAAAAGACCCTCTATCAACAGCCTGGTATACAAAAGATGGTGACTAGCCAAAAATACTGTTTCAGGATTTAAAGGATCGTTGGACTTTAATTGAATGATCTTTTAAATTTAAACTTTGATACCTTGAGTACTGATCTTTGACTTTTGATCGTTAAACTTTGAGATTGTATGTGTTTGCATAAACCTTGCAAGTTTGCCTTCCGGCGTTCGATTATAAATTCGAAGTTCATTACCTTATGGTAAAAAGTTGCTAGCTTTAAGGTCACCTAGCACTGACCAGTCAATTTCTTTTGTTCGCTGATAGAAGGTCTTTTATTTAAAACTTTATCGCTAGTCTAATTTCTTAGACGGTAATTGTAGTACGAGCATTAGACTCGGACAGAACGAAGTCTAATTCAGACTTCAGTGAAGTAATCTTTTCTTGAATCTTTTCGATCTTTTCATCAATCTTGCAAGGGTCAAAAACAGATTGTTCCTTCGCGTCACGTTGAGGCTTGGCAATAGCTTCCACATCAGATTCTGCCACCTTGGTCTTATCCTTGGCATAAACAGAAAGTAGCAGAGCATTGATCTGACTTTCCAGTTCAGAGTTTGCCTTGTCAACCATATTAACAGCCTGTGTCCGTTGACTACGAAGGGTATTCACAAAAGTTTCATAGAAACCTACAGTACCCTTCATTTCAATCAACTGGGCTACAGTATATTCTACGTCGCCCAGCTTTGCGAAGGTAGTTGCGTTGCTTTGAATCACAGCACCTTTCAGCTTTTGACGGTATTCAATGAGACTTTCAACCTTATCAAAACTGCCCTTGACAATGGCTTCAGCGTCAGTCAACGAAGTCTTCGTTGCGTCAGATATGGTCTTTTGAGTATCACGACCAGGGCACGAGTAATAGAGATTGTCTTAGATTGAGTCATGAGGTTCCTTTTCAGATGAATTTGAAGTATTGCAGAACTATTGCAGTATTATAGGGCTTCGTTTGGAATTTGACAGATAACTTTAGGGCCGCACCAGCTGTTCGGACCCTCTGCAGCTTCTTTATTTTCGTATTTTTGAGAGGTCACAAAAAGTGTCTTTTGCCCTGGATACCTCATTACAAAGAAAAACTTCTCCACTACCTTTTCCAGGGCAATACGGTATTTTGCTGATGTGTGGAAGATACTGAAGTTCTGACTAGTATCCAACAGGCACCAATCTCGTCCAGGGAATTGAACCTCTATAGCCTTATCATCCAATAAGGCTTGCAAAAGTTGATTGAAAGTCAGAAATTCTTCAGGGACTGCTTGAATAGACTGCTGAGTAAACCAATACAACCCATGGAAAGCCTTAGACACCTTCGCTTCTGGGACATCAAGACCATAGACGTAAGGATTATCAACAATCTCTTTGATGGTAAAAATATCTCCAATTTTAACTCCTGGGAGATTACCTGGATTATTTACAATCTGGATTTTTTGACCAACTTTGAATCCTAGACCTGACATAGTTTACTCCAATTCTTGGCGTTTAGCCTTACGTTGAAATGTAAAATCCTTACCCTTGATGCGTTTCTTATCCTTGGGTTCGGGATTCCATTCTTGAGACTTCTTAGATTTCTTCGGGAACTTCTGAACACCAAAGCATTCGTCAGAGACTTGCATATCTTCGTAAGATGAGTTCATATAAGTTTTAACTACCTGTGTATTCAACATGCTGTAAGTTTAGTTCCATTCTTCCTGTGCGTCAAGGCCTTCTGAAGAGAAATTTCTTGACTTTCGGTATTGTTGTTTTGATACAACATCTTGTACTTCTTTTTCTACCCCGTAGTTTTCCCAATAGTCGTCATCTTCGATTGACCAGTCCTCTGTATTTTTATTTTGCTTCATTCTCAACCTTTTCTGCATATTCCCACCCCCATCCATTATAGACAATACCGACTGGGTGTCTATACTGAATAAAATTCCCTGGGCCTTTCCCCACGAGTTGGTAAATTGTCCGAGGGGCATTAAGGTATTTGAAATATGTACCTACTTCAAATTCTTGAACTTGGTGAAATGTCCTCATATCTTCAATATCAAATTGGTTAATCATACTTCTGTTTCCTTATCTTTTTCATAGGGATTTTCTTTAGATGCCTTAGCAAAGCTGGGGATGCCTTAGCCTTTACAGAAAGATTATGAGAGGTCATTTGCATTTCTTTTGTAATTGGATTTTTCCAAAGGTGAGGGATATTCTCTCTCAAAGCGAAAGATACAAGGTTAGGGATGGTAATCCCACGACCCATCTCTAACTCATTCCAGATAGTCTCTTGCATAATATCAAGGAAGTCCTGGAACTCATAGACAAAGTACGCATGTTGAGAGAACTCATACATTTTCTGTGCCAGGGATCGCTTTCCAAGTCTTTTAAGAGTTGTTCGCTTTTGGCCTGGAAACTTTAAACCTGTATTATCTCTCCGTGTGATGATCTCCGACATAAAGTGGGCGGCCTTCCATAAAAGTTACAATCTGGTCTTCTGCAAGAAACCGGTGATCTTGGTAGATGTTATATACGTTGTCTAGACCTACGTCAAGAATTTTACCTTGACCCTGGAAACTCCCGTGAGAATGTCCATGAAGCATAAAACTCCCGTAGTGCTGACGATTCCAAATTGTCATCGGATAATGACTCATACAAACCTTCGTGTCACCAATCTTGATTTCCTTATAGTGTCCATAAGACTCGATAAGGCCATCACGGAGAAGTCTTTTAAAATTATCTTCTTTATCGTGATTCCCCATGATAAAGTGTTTTCGACCTTTTAGGTTGCGGATAATCCCAGTGAGTACATCATAGGCAGCAGAGAAACAAAAGTCTCCGAGGTGATAAATGTCATCATGTTCGGATACTTCCGAATTCCATAGATCAGTAACCCAAGCATCATGTTTCTCCGATGTAGTGAAAAGATTTCGATTAGTGAAACTGCAAATGTTCTTGTGCCGAAAGTGCAAATCCGAGGTGACCTTCTTCATTCTAAACTTTCTAAAAAGGCCCGTCGTTCTTGATCTGAGAGGGCTTGCCACTCACTGATAGTACAACGGTTTTGAATCTTGAAGACTGCATCATGCCACATGGAAGGGAGCTTGTCAAGAGTCTTTTGAGGGTTACTAAACATAACAGATGTGTTGTTATTTGTCATGCGCATAAGCTTTTTCTTGCCAACATAGTAGTCAGTCTTGAATTTTGCTGGTGAAAGGTAATCTAGATCTGTACTCATCCAAGCCATAAAGCCCTCACCACGGTCAGTTTTCTGGAGGTTAATCAATGACTGGATTGTACCGAGCTGGTATTGAATAGGGTGGTATTCACCTGTTGCCTTGCAGCGATAACCAAGATGAATTGCTCGTGGGGAATCTTCGTCTACAATATGCGGATCATCTTCATGGATAATCTCAAACAAGTCTGTATAATGTGCAGAAAAATCATTCACAATACTGGGGGTGTGCAACGTCAATGTACTGCGCGGCCATTGATACATATTGAGAGGTTGTAGTTCCTGTCGTACTGATGATACGTCGGCCTTGATGCATTGTTGCAGCAGCCATGAAGCCATTGTATTTCTTCATGTAACGCACAGGGGTATCAAGAGGTAAACCTTGCCAATGACCGTTTTCAAGATAATTGAAAGACTTTCGTGGAGGAGCTTGGACAAGTTCACCAGTAGCAAGAGAATATACATGACCACGACATTCCAAAGTCTCAGGGTATTTATTCCAGAGGTTATCAAACATCACCTTACGATGATACTTATAGGTTACAAGTCCCTGAGCATCATCAACTTTACGGATTGCCAAACCTTGCGAGACTAGGGACTCTTGTTGGTCAAAAGTCAGTAATGTGTTCATAGAGTTTCCTTTGTGCCTGTCCAATCATCTGGATCATATAGGATAGAGTCCAGTTTGTCAATAGGAATTTCAACCTTATAGCGTCCTCCTGGATCGTTTAACACAGCAATCAGGGACTCACCCTTAGACCGTGATGCAATGAATACCTGCATTTCTCCAAACTTGAAAGAGCCTGCATTTTCACGACCTTTAAGGATTGTAGGTTTTGACATATTATTCCTAACTTTAACGGACTTGTTGTTTGGGAAGGTTAGACTTTATTCTTAATCAATGCAGCTTCTACAATTGCTTTAATGTATTCACCAATGCAGTCAAATCCTTGAGATCCCTCAGGTAAAAGATCAACAGCGTAGGTATCTAGGATACACTCTGCACAATAAAGCTCTTCGTCGGAGTCTTTTAGATTTTCTTGTTTGCTAGGTTTATCCTGGCTGGCGGAGGCTTGGCATTCCCTGCAGCATTCGTGCCGGTCCATTGTGGCGCGCTCACGATGCAGGGTGCACACATACTCACCAGCCACACCCGCAGAACTGCCTAGGCATGTGTCAGTGTCGTCATACTCATTGTGCCATCCGGGATTGGTTTCGATTGTTTGCAGCGCCTCGTGCAGCAGTTGGGTTTCGGTGGTGATGGTGCTCATGATGTCTCCTTTGTTAACTCAGAACTGAATCTTATATACAACCTTGTTAGGTGTTAAGACCCAATGTGTTGTATAAACACCAATAGCACTACCGATAATGTTGTAAGCCATATCTTCCTTAGAGAAACAAGAGTTAGCGTTAAACATCTCTCGGGACAGGCCAGGAAGGAGGCTTACTCCAAAAGCAGTCCAAGGGTCAGCAATAACTGCACGAGAGGATGCGCCAATGGCAACAGAGTACATCATATGCACTTGCTTGTCACCTTCAAACTTGAAAGAATCCTGAGTACAGATCTTATTCATAGCATAAGAAGGTACCAAGAACAAGAAGCAAAGAATACCGATGATGAGCATCCGAAGACGGTTAGAGATTTCAGAGAATTTCATAAGAACCTTTCAAGTTAACGAAGCTTGACTGTAAACCGTTGTTGCATCCGTGTCAAGGCTTCTTCAGGAACATTGTGCACGTTCTTACCTTCGTGTCGGTTTTCTACAACAAGGCTTACGAACTTTGCACCATGAGACTCGGCAATCTTTTTGTAAGTAGCAACTTCTTTTTCTGTAGTACTGGTGTTGCTGACAATGATATCAAGTCCAAGTGCAATATGCCATTCTGCAGAACTTTGACACCATTGATGAGCCTCTGGCAATTTTGTCTGGTCAAACTTGTATTCACCTAAACGATCAAAGTACATGTCAGCTTCATAGTATTCTGTGTCAAGTGCCTCTGCCAAAGTCTTAGCAAAAGTACTCTTACCAGAGCCAGGGAGTCCGCGAATTAAATATAGGGTTGGCATTAAGGTTATCCTTTAAAATGTCTTATTGAAATACCGCCTTCGTATAGAAGGCTAATGCCTGAGAGGTCTCGGGAAGTTTCAGAGTATACGCCCTCTTAAATTAAAGCTAAAAGAAGCTCTTGATGTTAGAGAAATCTTATTAGCCAGAATGACTTAAATAACCTCTACACCAATCCCGTGCTCTTTTAGTAAAGTCAGCCCTGTAGTATCCCTGTATGTGTTCCTGTAGTAAACCTTTGTGATGCCAGCATCAATTAAGCGCAAAGCACACAACCTGCATGGTGCATGAGTGATAAAGATATCTGATTTCAGACTAGTCTCTGTACTTCTCGATAACTTATTTAGCGCAGCCGCCTCCGCGTGAAAAGTCCACCACGCTGTGCTACCATCACCCGCCTCGCACTCGTTTGTAGAGAACCCTCTGGGTGTCCCATTAATCGCGTGGGAAATAATATTCCCATCCTTTACAATAATTGCTCCAACTTTTAGACGAGTTGCTTCAGAGGTCATCGCAAATCTTTCAGCCATGTCCATAAAAGCTTTTTTATACTTTAATTTCATTTCTCTACTTTCTGAACTTCATTTGCAGGACGAACCCATTTATACTTACCAAAACCAGGGACATTCATCCCAATTTTGACATGTGTTTTATTCATATTCACAATAACCCCATAGGTTTGTGAATATTTTGTGAAGAAAGATACTGTGTCTTTCAATTCAAGAGTTTTACCTAGCTGGTCTTTCATAGTTTTGAAACTTGACTTGGGAAGAACCAGAAATACCCGTCAGGGCATTTACAACGAAAACCTAACGTAGAGATTTCTTCTACATTTGTAACAATGAGTTTTGTATGATATGTAGTCGCCCAGGGGATAACAACTTTGTCATTGACGTAGACAATATCCCCTTTAAAATCTTGGCAAGAGTCCATAGGATTACCCAGCATTTACAATCTCCATCTGAAGGCCAAACTCATTTGAATAGCGAATAACCTTAACTCCAAAAGCTTTACAGGCTTCATAACAAACAGGGCAGGGTCTAGCGTTAGCATAATTCCCATCTTTTGTGTATCGAATGACCTCCAAAAGATAAGGAACAGAATCTCCGCACCGAAGTAAAGCTTGCACTTCTGCATGGAGGAAAATCTTCTCCTGGAGATTAACCTTTGAAGCAAAATGCGGCATAAGAGGATGAGTTTTGCTGTAGGAGTTTTCACCTACAGCAATTTTACGCATCCGTTTATCATACACAGTAGCGGAGATTTTGTATTTGACTTTCATTAGTCGTGCAACTTCATTTGTGCCTTCAGTTTACGTTGAATATCCTCTAGACGACTCTTACGATACTTGATCTTGTCACGAAGACCTTGAACCAGGACAAGATTCTTGTAAGCTTGTTGACCCTCAGGAGTATCCTTACCGGAGATCTCCCACAGGTCAGCTTCGACAACCTTGACATTCGATAGGTTCTCTGTAGCATTTGTCAACATCTGGCGGACATAGTTTGAGATGACTTGAACCTCTGCTTGAGTCAAAGCAGGTGCAGAGCGCACAGACTTAAGGGTCTTGATAGTCTTGAAAGGCTTCAGTAGTGCAGCAATAATACTCATAGGTTTCTCCTTAGACAGGGATGTAGAAAGTGTCTTGGGTCTCGAAAGAGCCGTTAGGGTTTACACCTACAATAGTGCTGGTGGTAGCCATCTCACCATTGATGACATTAACCTCATCAGGGTGATCAACAGGGGTGATGAAGGCACGCTTGCCAACGACAATAGTTTCAATGACACTCATGGTGACATCATAATGCACAGTTTGTTTCATATTCACCTTTCAAGTAAAGTAGATTTCGTTTAAGAGGCCTTCATTGTCTAGTAAAAGCCTGAGCTTGTCAAGGCGCTCCTGGGCTTCTTTGAGTTGTTGTTGCATTTCTGCAATAAGGTTTGATTGTTCAAGAACAGCTTTTGAGAGTTTTGAGTGGTGGGATAGTTGAATAACCAAAAGGCTTTCTTCAGAAACCCAAGTCTTTCTTGCAAGATTTTCTTGTGGTAACTTAGAGGCTTCTTCAGATGTTCCCACCCAATTACTCGACCAAATACGCCCACCATCAATATCACAAACTTTCCCGTAATTTCTGCCATAACTTTTATCAACTAATTTACGTTTAACAATATCCCCTACTTTAAATTTTACCTTATCTACAGTATTTACAGTATTTGACATATTTACCTTTCATATGGTGGAGACAATGAGGAACTACCCTCAATACCCATAAGCATTTCTGCCGGATGTTCTTATAGCTACCGAGTCCCCGTAAGCTTGGTAGGAGCAATGGGAATCGAACCCATGTTAACTGCCTTATCTAGACAGTGCTTAGGAGTTTATAAGGCTCCCCCTTAGGCCAACATTAGCAATACTCCCGGATAATTGGTAGGGCTGCAGGGCCAACGATCCCTGATCTGATGGTTAAAAGCCATCTGCTTCACCTTAAAGCTTCAACCCCGTATCTGGCTCCCACCTGCAGATTTGAACTGAATCTTTACCTTGCCAGTGGGAATAGATTATTTCTGTCTAAAAAGATCTGTATCAACAAAAAGAACCGATTGGTTTTGATTAACCATAACAGATAACCCTTTATCAGAAAGTTCTTTTGCAGTCTGCCATAGCCAAGAGATATGGAAAGTGTCTAGATGCTTGATCACTGTCTTTTTCTCAATCTCTCTGTTATTACCCCAGAAATAAACTTGAAACTGCATTATTCAACCTCAACCTTTTCAATCTTCTCTGTTGAAAAGATCAGGCCAATGAATTCGCTGTCGCAAGTGTTTTGCTTTTCAAAATCCTCTTTATCAAGATATCGGCCATAACTTTGAAGGAGTCTCCCATACCACATATAAGCTACCTGATACTGTTTGATTTCATTGAACTTAACATGTTCTTTGATGCGGTATTTGTTTTTGATACCCCAACAAGGAAACTGGGTATTTTTCCATGTGCCATCGTCAAGCTTAACCTGAACAGTCAAAGAAGTATCATCAGCCCATTGCTTGATAATTTCAGCGTGAACATGCGGCGCGAGTGCTAGTTCAATTTCATCAAGGGATGCTGCATTCCACCCGTAGTGGTTTGGAAAGTCGATTACGAGAGCAATGCGCGGCGATGTTGGGAGATTCTTACGGATGATACCAGTATCGTCAGGTTTAATATTTCCCCACCCATTACCGGGCTTTACGCCGTTTTTAACCTTAACTCGATCACCGACTTTGAATTTCATAACTATCTCCTATGTTTGTCTACAATGATGTAGTGAGGAATGAATTGTAGCCACTTCTTGCTATGGTTGTCAATAGCCTTCTGCGCTGCCGACTCTGTGTTGTAATTTGACAACTTTACTGGGCGACTTTCTGACATCTTAGGCCAGAGAATTTTAGTAAACATTGTCGACTTCTCAAACCAGTACAGGACTTGGAAAGGTTTCATAATTAAACCTAGTAGGTAATAGTGACTTTCTCGATTTCAATAAATTTCAAACTCTCATGACTAAGTGACCCTTCTGGACTAATCACTTGGATGAGGATTTCATTATTGCCAAGGTAAGTATGAACGCATATCCCAATTAGCCCTTCAAGGCCCCTATTGTGATCGAGCTCAACGAGCCTGTACCAAGCACCATGTTTAAGTTGAGAGATTCCTAGTAGGGGACTAGGTGGCGTGTTCGCAGTGTTTACAATTACCTGAGTCATAGGACTCCTTTAAAGTCGTAAGATGTTATAGAGTACCGGATTGTTTACCAATCCCTGATCAAGGTGCAATCTCTTAATTATCTATTAAGTGTTTTGGTTAAACTAACTCTATGTGTGGTGCCCTCGGCTGGAGTCGAACCTGCAAAAATCATGGATTTTGAATCCACCGACTGTACCAATTTGTCATTTGATCACGAGGGCTAATAACTGAACTATACCTTGAGAAGTCTCACATGTCAAGCAGCAGCTGTCGTGCATAAGCAACAGCTAGATTGTAAGCCCACCAGAAGCGAAGCTTCATTGCAGGGGAGTCGATATCGTTGAAATCAGTACAATTATAATACCACCTCAAACTGTCACAACCGTGATGAGGGCGCAGAGCCTTTTCAATAGGATAATCAGTTTCCATTCCATAGATTTTAAAGATCTGAGAAATAAGGGACTCATAAGCCCCATCACGACGGCGCCAGAGCACATGAGAGCAAATACCTGTAGTTCGTGAATTTTGTGTAATATATTGTAGGAAAGTCTCTGAAGCACGAGGCAACACTTCAGGAAGATCGAAGAGAGAGACATAAAAGCTCCTGTAAAATTGATGACTGGACTTTAAGGCATCCCTCTCAAGTTGTCAAGAGGCCGAGTTGTTTTTATGCAACTTTAACAACGATAGCTTTACAGCGACCGAACGACGAGAAGGATGCTTCAACCTGAGTAGCAATAAATTTTGCCTGAGACTGTGTTAGGATGCTCCCAATTTCTGCAGTCGTCATTCCATTTGCAGAGGTGATACAATAAACAACACTATACATTTAGTAATCCTTTAAGAAGTAATTCTACATGAAAGATTCTGTAGAGATTTATATAACTGAAGCAAGATCCTGAAGCTTAGTCCCTTGCCCAGTCCCGACCAGAATTATACAACTAAAATTCTTTTTGTCAACCCCCTTGACACAAGAACTTTTTACATGTTAAAGTGCAGTCATCGTAACTTTTGGAGATCTTGATGTTTGGTATGCTGACTAGCCTAGCCAAGGCTGCTGTAGGTGCCGTGGTGGCCCCTGTGGCTCTTGCAGCTGATGTAGTGACTCTCCCTGCAACTGCTGGTGATCTGCACCGTGGACCATTTGATAGTACTCCTAAGGTTCTTTCTAACACTATGAAGAACTTGCAAGACGCTGTTGATCCAAAGAAGGGTTGACAAGCCCTATGAAAACAAGTACAGTACAACGTGGTGAAACCTGGGCTCATAATCAGGCTGTAAGAGCTGTTAAGTATTATGAACAAAAGCGTCAGGAAGCTATTGACAAAGAAGCTGAGAAGATTTGGGAGGTTTATCAGAATCGAGGATTCTTTTCACGGCTTTTGTTTAATGACCATAAGACTCTTGAAGACTTGAAAAAAGAACTGCAGTTGTGGCACGGCAGGCTGCATATCAATGACTTAAAGAAGCTGGTAGCCTCTACCGATGGGTCTATGGGTTTTGATCAGAAAATGAACCTTTCTCTTTACCTTTCTAAACTGCTTGAAAGAGTCCCTGATGACTTTGAATGAATATATCCAGAACCTCCAAGACTACCTTGCTCGACATCCTGAACATAAAGAAACTGAAGTCTTTATGACGCAGTCAGGTTATTACTCTGATGGTAACAAGGCTGCCCTTTATGGGGCACCTGAAGTATCCTACAATGGACTTTCTCTGGGACATTCCCACCAATCTTACTAAGGGTCATTATGTCAGACATTGAAAAATATTGGGCTAAGATTTGTGTAGCTTATGGTAGTCCAAAAGCTTGGACAGACTTAAGCCTTAACCAGCAAAACGCAGTAATCCAGAGTGTAAATATTTTGTTAGCCGTTCTAGACGAAAGGGTTCAGTAATGTCTCAAATGACGGATGAGATCAACCTCCTGATAAGAAAAAAGAAAGATGAGGTTAAAACCTTAACCAAGGAAATCTTATGGTTAGAGGGGGCACTGAAAAATACCTGTCAACATGATAATATCGTTGAGCGGTCATCGTACATCGCAGGTAACTACAATGATTCATCTCAACATTGGACATGGGAAGAGTGTATTGATTGTGGGACTACTTTCAATACTCAAGTTAAATATGGTAGTCATGGATGACTCATAATTTTAGTAGAAAGATTAAATCTCTTTCTTACTGGTATTGCTATCATTGTGGTTTGTTACTCCTTGGAAATAAAGAGTCAAGGAAGCAATCTATTAAAACTTGTAATGGAAGGTGGGATAAGGATGATTGAGTGCTATTACAAAGAGTGCCCTAACCATGAAATTCATTTTGACAATGAATTAGGGCCATTCTGTTCTTTAAATAAGTGCATAGCTTCAGAAACTGAATTAAAAGAATATGGAATCTTACGTGAGACTTTCTTGAAAACCTTATTTCCTATCAAACTAATTTAAGGATACTATGCAAGACAATTTTAAAAGTATGCAACCATGCGACTGGTATGAAGACAAGGTAAAGTTCCCTTGTATCCTTCAACCAAAGATTGATGGTGTAGCGAGTTATAATCGATATGGGGCTCTTCTAGGTCGTAGTCTGAAGAAGCATGAGAATCGTTTTGCTACTGCGTTTTTCAGTCAGCAAGAGTATCATGGTTTTGGGGGTGAAATGACCTCTGGTGATAAACCAACTGGCGATGACCTATGCCGTATTACCTCTGGTGATCTTCGCCGTCGAGATACTGTGCATGATTTTTACTGGTGGTTGTTTGACTATGTCCCAGATGACTCTTATCTGAACATCTCGTACTTTGATCGGTATCATGCTCTTACGAATGCTATCAAGGAATTACCGGATCACCTAAAGACTCAACTGAAGATTATCCCTTCGCATATTGTAACAAATATGCAGGAGCTTCTAGACCTTGAAGAGATGTACCTGAACATGGGTTATGAAGGTGTTATTCTTCGTGATCCAAAAGCGGGGTATAAGTATGGACGTTGTGGTAAGACTTTCATGGGAGCATGGCGCATCAAGCGTTTCATTGATGCCGAATTCCTGATCACAGAGATTCTTGAAGGTAATGAAAACCTGAACGAAGCAAAGATCAACGAATTAGGCCGAACTGAGCGTAGCACTCACCAAGAAAATATGAAGCCTAATGGGCTAGTTGGGACAATTCGCGGCACTCTCCTGGCTGATGTTGTAGACCCACAATCCAAGAAAATTCTTCTTGAAAAGGGCTTGACAATTGACGTATCTCCTGGCAACATGCTGCACTCGCAACGTAAGCACTTCTTTGAGAACCCAGAAGAACTCCTGCAAAAGATTGGTAAGTTCAAGTTGTTCCCTAAGGGAATCAAAGACAAGCCTCGTTTTCCACAATTTATGTCAATTCGAAATGAGAATGATCTATGACCCTGCTTCCATTACTTATCATTATCCATTGTTAATTGCTATAATCTTAAACATAGGGAGTACACGCGGAACACAACAGACCCGTTTAAAAGAAGGTCTACATATGCAAGGTAATATGCGACCCTTGGATTAAGAATACTTAAAGGAAACACCAATGAAATCTAAGAATCAAATGATTATTTTCAGTACTAGCATTGTAGCTATGGGATACTCTTTGCAAGATTTTGCATCCCTAGCTATTGATCTTGGCTTTTCACAAGAGCAGGCTCTAAAATTTGAGAGCTCTTTTAAAGAGTTTGGCACCCTCCTTGATAATATCACTTCTAAAGAAATCTCCGAAGCCTTCAAAGAAGCAATTCAAGAAATCATCAAGGACTAAATATGACAGAACGTAAACTAGCTACTATTCAAACCATTGACGAAATCTCTCCCATTGAAGGTGCAGCTTCAATTGAAGCTGCCCGAGTCGGTGGCTGGTGGGTTGTTGTTAAGAAGGGTGAATACAAGGCTGGCGGCCTTTGTGTTTACCTAGAAATCGATTCTTTCGTGTCAAATGATCTCGCACCTTTCCTGACGAAGGCAGGCCATGAGCCTAAGGAATTCCGAGGTATCAAGGGTGAACGTCTGAAGACTATCCGCCTGCGTGGCCAAATCTCTCAAGGGCTTATCCTACCTATTTCTGTGCTTGACTACCTTGTTGAATCTGAGTATCTAGTTGGGCTAGATGTTACAGTCCCCCTAGGTATCATTAAGTGGGAACAGAAAGAACCTGCACAACTAGCAGGGAATGCTCGTGGTAACTTCCCTGCATTTATTCCAAAGACTGATCAAGAGCGTGTCCAGAACCTTCCTCGTCATCTAGAGAAGTGCAAGAATGCTGGTGATGAATGGGAAGTCACTGAGAAGCTTGATGGATCTTCTATGACTGTTTACGTTTCTGTGAGCAGTGAGAATATTTATCATGGTGTTTGCTCTCGTAACCTTGACTTGAAGGAAGATCTAAATAATTCTTTCTGGATGGCCGCCCGCCGCGAGAGCCTCCATGAAAAGCTAGAATACCAGATGCAATTTATCGGGCAAGTTGCAATTCAAGGTGAGCTAATTGGTCCGGGTATTCAAGGTAATCCCTATCACCTTGACAAGTTAGAATTCTACCTGTACGATGTATACCTGATTGAAAAGAAGCGTTATATGCTCCCTGAAGAGCGTAGCGTTTTTGCTGCATCTTTAGGTATTAAAGAATGCCCGTTCATTAGCGTAGCCTCTACACCAACAATTCAAGAAGCTTTGAATTCTGCTGAAGGGGCATCAATGATTAACCCTAAGACTCAACGAGAAGGGCTAGTCTTTAAGTCCATGACTCGTGACAATGACTCTTTCAAGGCTATTTCAAATGCTTGGTTAATTAAGACAGGAAAGTAATGCTTAAAACAACTACACAGTTAGTCCCTTTTGGAGACGACAGTAAATCGCAAAACATCTGTGGACACTATCTTGCAAATATGGGGTGGGTGGACAGACGTATCCCAGTTAAATATGAGTACATCATCGGGTACTACGAAGTTCCTAGCGAGTTTAACAACTATAAACAAACTGAGAAGTTTCTAATTATCCCTTCCTGGGATAGGTCAAAATCTAACTTTGACTTACTACAGGAAATCTTTAAGAAAGATAACCTCTGGCACCTTTATGGTACTTTTCGAGATAAAGACAAGTATGTATGTGAGGCTATGCGAGATCGCGCTATCAAGGATGGTCTATATAGGAGTGAAGATGCAGAACCTAACAGTTAAAGAAGCTATTGAGATTCTTTCGAAATTTCCTCAAGATGCTTATATTCGGCATGTGACTGATATTAAATTAGAGAACCGATATGAGGCAATCCTTAATTGCCATAATATCGAAGATGAAGCGTATAATCGCGGATATAATCATGGGAAAGAGAGATATAATGCAAAACAAAATAAGCTTGACTGAAGCTATTTTCAGTACAGGGTGTCCTTACAATAATATGTACCAAGGGCATGACAAACGAGTACTATTCGTTTGTAGTGCAGGGATTCTTCGTTCAGCAACAGGGGCAAGACTGTACTCTAAGAAGTACAACACTCGTGCCTGTGGTACGCACAATTATGCTCTCATTCCTTTGAGTGCAAACCTGATCCTGTGGGCAGATGAAATTGTCTTTGTCAATATGGAGAATCATGCGGAGGCTTGCACAAAGTTCAATATGGATGAATATGACGGTAGAGTCAAGATCCTAAGTATTCCTGATGACTACTGTCATATGCAACCAGAACTGATTCAGTATTTTATTAAACAATATGAACCTTTAGAATAAGGACTTTATGGGCTATTGGAGAAAAGTAAAAGAAATACAAACAACATCACCGGCAGTAACCTCTACAGAAACAGTAGATCAGGTTTTGAAATATCCTTTTAAGGATGTCCCTGAGCGCAATATCTCAAAAACTACATGTGAACGATTCGGTATTCGTGCAGGAGTATCTGAAAAGGATGGGAAGACGATTGATGCTTACTATTTCCCCTTCTATAACAAGAAAGGTCAAGTCGTTGGCTTTAAGAAACAAAATATTAGAATTCCGAAAGAGGATCAATTACACTGGTCAGCTATTGGGAGTGTAAGTATTGGGTGTAAGCTCTTCGGTCAGGAAGTTGCTGAGAATCTGAAGCGTAAGAAGACTAAACTGATTATCACAGAAGGTGAGTGGGATACTGTATCAGTTTTCCAGTCCTGTGTAGATCATGTCAAGGGGACTAAGTACGAGGGCTTAGAACCTATGGTCGTGAGTGTTACCCTTGGGACAGTTAATGCTGTAGAATCCATTCTACACAATGAGGCCTTTGTTAAGGACTATGATTCGTTAGTGCTGTTCTTTGACGATGATCACTGTACACCAGCGGAGACTCAAAAAGGCGTCATGAAGGGCCATGAAGCACGGGAAGCTGTGGCTAATGCCCTGGTGGGCTCAGGCATGAGTTTATTCACAATTACTCCAGCAGCAGGTTTTAAGGATGCCTCTGATTACATGCAAGCTGGCCGGAATAAAGATCTAGCTGAACTTGTTCAATTCAGTCAACGTGCTTATTCTGCAGAGAAGATTGTAAAAGCTTCAGATATTTCCCTGGAAGAAATTCTTGCCCCAAGACCTGAAGGTGTTTATGTCACCGCCTTCCCTAAGCTTATGGAAAAGATTCACGGTTTCCGAACTCGTGAACTCGTCCTATTAACTGCACCATCTGGTGTAGGTAAGTCTACAGTCTCAAGTTTCTTTGCAAATGCTTTCATTGACAAAGGTGAGCGGGTTGGTCAGATCTATCTAGAAGAGACAAACAAGGAAACTTTACAACGGTCTATTGCTTCAAAGCTAAAGGTTAACTACCTGAAGTTTAAGAATAACCCTACATCGGTAGCCACATACCAGCAGATTAGAGAAGCCTACGAAGAAGTTTGTAAAGATGATAAAGTAATCATGCTAGGTCACTTCGGATCACTACCTATTAGCGAACTGATGGCAAAGATTAAGCACATGCACTTGATTGAAGGGTGTAAGTATATTATCCTTGACCATCTTTCTGTGGTAATCAGTGGGTCAGCTATCGAGAATGAACGTAAAGAGCTAGATATGGTTATGACAGAATTAGCAGCCTTCTGCGCTGCCAATGAAGTCTGCATTATCGCTATCTCTCACATCAATAGAACTGCAGCAAATGACTTCAAGGCCCCAAAAGACAAAAATGGTCAAGAGTCTGATAAGCCATTCTGGGTAAAAATCACCAAAGAGATGATGAGAGGCTCTGCAGCTTTGGAACAACTATCCTTCATCATTATCGGATTAGAGCCAGAGATTAAAGCTGATCGAAGTCGTGGAAGGGTTAGACTCACTGTTCTTAAAAATAGGCCATATGGATATCTAGGTGTAGCCGACACATTCTCTATTGATGAGGATGATTGGTCTGTGCTCTTATATAGTGATGAGGTAGCTGTAGACTTCTAACAACAGGGAGCCCTTGCGGGCTCCCTTCTTTCATGGTAGGATCAGAAATTATCTTGTGAGGAGGATTATGGACCCGTTTGGTTTTGTATTTGACATTGAAGCAGATGCACTGTACCCTGCTGTCAGTAAAATTTGGTATCTAAGGGTAACAGATCTCCAGGATGATTCCAAATTCTTAAAATTGTATCTAGAAGAATCATTTATCATTGAACCTGATTCTTCCTCTTTCTTCGGTGAAGAAGGTATCTTGAAGTTTCAAGAGTTTGTTGAAGCTTACCCTGAAGGTTTCTTTGTTGTTGGTCATAATATCTTGCAGTATGATGTATGGGTGTTGTGGAAACTCTGGGGCCTGCAACCATTCATTGGTAAAGGCTCCTCAGACTGGTTTATGAACCGTAAGTGCCAGTTCATTGATACACGGTACCTGTCAATGTTCCTAAATCCAGATTTGCCAGGACACTCCCTAGAAGATTGGGGTCAACGAGTTGGCGAACCTAAGATGGATTACCGAGGGAAGTTAGTCGAAATCGGTGTCATGACAGGTGATGAGCCAGATGGTTTTGAGTTCTCTTTCTGGAATCATTGGATGCAGAAGTATTGCGATCAGGACGTAAAGACTAATAAGAAAATCTTCCGCAGGATGTGGGAGAAGTTTGTAGAGCTTTACCCTGAAGGTATTCCTGAATCATATAAAGTCTCTCAGAAGGGTTTCTTCCTTATGGGGGCCCAAGAATTCACAGGGTACTCATTCAATAAGGAATACGCTCTAGAGCTTGAGATTGAAATCACTGAAATGATCGAGGAGATTGCTAAGGAGATTGAGCCTAAACTTCCTCCAAGACCTTTGAAGAAAGGTGAAGAGAAAGATTATACAATGCCCGCCAAACCTTTCAAGAAAGATGGTAGCTTGTCGAGCCACATGCTTAACTTTATTGAGAAGCATAATGCAGAGTTCTTAGGTGAAGGCAAGATCAGAGTATTTGAACGAATTGAAGAGATTGAGTCTAAGAAGCTGCTTGATATGAAGGTTCCTATGGAATTGAAAGATCAATCTGCTTTGAAGGACTACTTTCTAGAACTTGGTTGGGAGCCTGTTTACTATAATTACCAGAAAGACGACAAGAATAAATTTGTCCGTGATGACCGTGGCAAGCTAATCGAGACAACACCTAAACTTCAGGAAGCTGGTAAACTAGACCCTGGGCTTGAAGATCTTGTTGGGGACATCCCTAAGAAGGTTGTTAAGTATCTTTCTCTGCGTAATCGTCTAGGTGTTCTGCAAGGGTGGATCAATCACCCCCGTATTGCGTTAGATGGGAGACTCCCAGCAAGAGCCTCAAAGATTACAAACACCCACAGACAGGCTCATAGCACAGTCTGTAACGTCCCTAAAGCAGAAGAGCAGGTCCTATTTGGTAAACAGTTTAGAAGCTTGTTTAGAGCCGAGGAAGGGTTCCTGTTGGCTGCAGCAGATGCCGTGGCAGGGGAAAACTTCACTGAGGCGCATTACACGCTCCCTTACCCTGGTGGTGAAGAGTATGTGAATGACTTGCTTTCAGGTGATCCTCACATCAAGAACGCATGTATCTTTTATCCCGATAAAATGCGTGGAATTGATATTACTGTCCCTGGTGTAAAGGATGACCCAAAGGTTAAGCCTTGGCGGAGTAAGTCGAAGAATGGTAAGTATGCGTTAATCTAGGCGCATGTAAAACAGATTGAATTCAGGGAACACCCTAACGTAAAGTCGAGGGCAATCCTGAGCTAAGTTAAATAAGAGATGATCTTATTTAGAAAGTGCAACGACTATCCCTTTACGGGAGTAGAGCTAAGTAGCTCGAAGCGGTCTGCTAGGCCTAAGAAGCCTAGGTGATATAGTCTGCTCTTGTAGGAAACTACAAGCTGTGTTAACTCACGGGAGAGGTGTTACGAGCCTCTTTGAACATAAAGGTAACCTTCGGGTGTTCTGCAGGTAAATTAGCTAAGACTTTAGGTGTCCCAGAAGCACAGAGTAAAATGCTCTACGCCAATTTCTGGGATGGTAATCCAGCCTTGAAGGCTTTGAAAGAAGCTGTAGAGAAATACTGGAGTACAAAAGGTAATAAGAAGTATCTCCCTGGGCTTGACGGTAGAATGCTTTGCACTCGGAGTCAGCACAGTCTTTTAAACGTACTATTTCAATCTGCTCTAGCTATTATTATGGATTATGCACTTGCTATCATGGACAAGAAACTAGGTATTCTTTATCTTGATGATAAAGGGAGGCCTTATTATCTGTATAAGGGGTATATTGTGAGACGGGTTGCATATGTCCATGATGAGGCAGCTTATGAGTCTGAAGATCCTATAGCAGAAGAGGTTTCACAAATGCTTGCGACATCTATTACTGAAGCGTCAAAGTACCTGAAACTACGAGTGTTGTTAAAAGGGGAGGGTAAAGTTGGTAAAAACTGGAAAGAAACTCATTGATTCATTCCCCTGGGCGGGTATCTTAAAGTATGATGAGTCATCCTGTACAGGGTTGAGGTGGGTATCCGGGAGGCGCTCCGGGAAAGAGGCTGGAGGTCTTGATAGGGATATTCGGAGAGGTAAATACTCAAGATATCGTATAGTTAAATTCGGTCAACACTTTCTCGCTCATCGTATTATATGGTATCTCATCTATGGATCAATTGACTCACTAAAAGACATCGACCATATTGATGGGAATGCCTGTAACAATAAAATCGAGAACCTCAGACTTATTGATAAAGATCTTAATAGAAGAAATAGTGCTAAAAGATCCGATAATAAGTCAGGTAAAACAGGGGTGCGGCAAATGAAAGATGGCTCTTGGGAAGCCTCTATAAAGTGTAACCATGAAAAGTATAGGGCTAGTTTCTCAGGTAAGGGGTCTTTTGAATCAGCTTGTTTGTGGAGAGACTCAATGCTAAAGAAACTAAATTCGGAGTTTTCTGCAGGATTCACTGACCGGCATGGTGTTGCATAAAAACAACTTGACAAGATGGCTTAGGCCCTCTATCATCTGCTTAACTTATTTGAAAGGAATCCATGATTAAGCTCTTTTATAAAGAACAAGAAGTCCCTGTGACTCTTTGGAAATTTCCCGGTGGTGAGATTGGAGTAAAAATTTCTGAGATTTTCCCAGCTTCTCTCTACAATGGATACACAGTTGAAGTTCACTACCAAAATAGTGACGATATTTTCTATATGTTGAATCTTGTAGATGCTTTGAAACGTGCTGGTGTGTCAAACAAACATATCATTGTGAAGATCCCCTATCTTCCATATGCTCGTCAAGATCGTGTATGCTCTCAAGGTGAAAGCTTTGCACTTGAAGTTTTCATGCAGGTATTGAAGACGATGGACGTAGAGATCTACTGCCTTGATCTCCATAGTGAAGTTGTGACAGATAAATACCCCTGGGTCTACTCAACATCGCAACATTCTACCGCCTGGGATCTTTATGATTGCAACTTTGATGTCTATATCTCTCCTGATGCTGGGGCAAAAGAGAAAACCCACCAACACCGTGCTATTACCAGAGGCAAGGCTTCTGTTGTTTCTTTGCAAAAAGAACGTGTAGGCCCTGCAGTTGTGTACAAGCATGAAGAACATGATACAATCAAGGGTCGTTGCATCGTTGTAGATGATATTTGCGATGGTGGTGCAACCTTTGTGTCTCTAGCTGAAATGCTGAAGCGTACTCAGCCAAACATCACAGAACTTTCGTTGTATGTAACCCACGGTATCTTTTCCAAGGGGATTGACAAGCTCAAGGAGTTGTATGACAATATCTACACTGCAAACTTGATGAATGCTTCTGTAGCAGATCAAGTTACTGTTCTAACTCGTTGAAAGGAAATCAATGTCTATTGCACTAAATCCAGCCCTGGCGTGTGACTTCTATAAGGTTGGTCACAAGTTCCAGTACCCAGAAGGTACGGAAATGATCTATAGTAATTTCACCCCGCGTTCAGCAAAGCTTTTCAAGAGCGAGAGTTTCAAAGGTGAAGTAACCAACTTTGGCCTGCAAGGTTTTGCTCGATGGTTCTTGATTGATCACTGGAATAACTACTTCTTCAACCTACCTAAGCAAATTGTTGTAGCCGAGTATTCTCGTGTCGTGAACACTGCCCTGGGTATGGAAGTCCCTACTGATCACATTGAAGCCCTGCATGATCTAGGCTATCTCCCTGTTCAAATCAAGGCTCTCCCTGAAGGTGCTGGTGTCCCTATTAAGGTTCCTGTGTTCACTATTAAGAACACTGACAAACGTTTCTTCTGGCTAGTGAACTACATCGAAACTGTTCTGTCTTCAGATAACTGGAAGTCTATTACCAATGCAACTATTGCATTTGAATATCGTGTTCTCCTAGAGAAGTGGGCAGAAGTTACTGGTTCTCCAAAGGAATTTGTCCTGTGGCAGGGACACGATTTCTCTGCGCGTGGTATGTCTGGTATTTTTGATGCCACTGCCTCAGGTGCAGCGCACTTGACTAGCTTCCTGGGAACTGATACAATCCCTTCGATTAACTACCTTGAAGCTTACTACGAGGGTCAGCAGACTTTTGTGGGTGGTTCAGTTCCTGCCAGTGAACACTCGGTCATTTGCGCTGGCGGTCAAGAATCTGAGATTGAAACCTTCCGTCGAATTCTGAAGACTTACCCTACTGGTGTTGTCAGTATCGTTTCTGACACATGGGATTTCTGGAATGTTATCACCAATATGGCAACTGAACTCAAGTCTGAGATCATGTCTCGTCAACCTAATGCAATTGGTTTGGCAAAGACTGTCTTCCGTCCTGACTCTGGCGATCCTGTGGAAATTCTGTGTGGTATTGAGATTCAGGAAGTTGAGAGTATCGAAGACGCAGAAGAAATCCTAAAAGACTCTGATGAGTGGGAAGATGGTGAAGACTATGGTCCTCAGGAGTTGTCAGGTGTTTTCCGAATTGATGGTCAAGTTATTGAAGTGACTGTAGCCCCTTGGTGGAATCGTCACGACAAGCGTTTCTATTACATTGATGGTTGGCAAGAAACTAAGTCTAAGGAAGTTACTCTGACTCCTGAACAAAAGGGCGCTGTAGAATGCCTGTGGGATATCTTCGGCGGTACAGTGACTGACAAGGGCTTCAAGGTTCTAGATAGTCATGTTGGACTAATCTATGGCGACTCTATTACCCTAGAACGTGCTGATCAAATCATGTCACGTCTTGCAGCCAAGGGCTTTGCCTCTTGTAATGTTGTGTTTGGTATCGGTTCATATACTTATCAGTACAACACCCGTGATACTTTCGGTATGGCTATGAAAGCGACTTATGCCATCGTGAATGCCGAAGGTCGTGAACTATTCAAAGACCCTAAGACCGATTCTGGTACTAAGAAGTCTGCTAAAGGTTTGCTACGAATTGAACTGGAAGAGGGTAAGTACGTTCTGTATGACCAACAAACTCCAGAGCAAGAGGCTCAAGGTGAACTGAAGACTGTCTTCTGTGATGGTAAGATGTTTAACCAGCAGAGTATTATGGGTATCCGTGACCTTATCAATGATCGGATTGCTAAACAAGTCTAAGGAGAAAAGATGAACCTGCTAGTTGGATCAAGGGCTTTAGCTTATTGGGATAAGTCCTTCCAAGTAAAGGAAGATACTGATTGGGATGTTATCAGCCCTGAGCCTCTAGCAGGTTGCGAATGGCATAATCCAGGTATTTTGAATAACGCTAAAATGCTTGAGTATGCTGAAATTGACCAAGTAATTGGCCCAAATAATACAGTCCTGAGAGTAATGGACCCATACGGGTTAGCTATCATGAAAAGATCTCATCTTTGGAGAAGCTTAAGCTTTGAGAAGCACATCACGCACTACCATAAGCGTCTGGCCAGCTATCTGGAATATTTCTCTGCGTATGACTTTGAGGTTTTAGATGAGCGAACTCGCTTAACTCATGAGCAGTATCCTCAAAAGTGCCCTAAGCTAAACGTCTCTGTCAATGAGTTCTTTGATGACTATGTTACGAAGAAATTCAACCATGACTGGTTACATGAAGTTGTTGCGTATCACCAACAGCCTCTTTACAAGTTACTCCAAAATGATGTAGAATCTGCTTGGTGCAATTTAGATCTCTGGAAGAAGCTCTCTTATAGAGATAAGGTTCTTTGCGTAACTGAAGAGGTTACTGTCATTGCTGTTGAGAGATTTCTAGTCCCAACAGACTGGCAAACACCGAGCAAACTAGCCTTCATGAAATCACTAGAGAAAGTCTGTACAACCCTCTGTTCAGGGTGGTTTAGAGATTTTGCTATTGATAATTACCCTCAAATCGTCCAGGAATTCTCTCAGGAGCGATTCCTAAGAATTAAACAAACAATTGATAACGCACTGAAAGGAAACTATGCCAAACTCAACGCTTAAACAAACTATTTCTGAAATCCTCACTAAAGATGATGAAGCTCAACGTAACTTTTTTAATCAAGAAGTCGACGCGACCAACGGTGATATCACTGATGGGTATTCTAGTGAAAGTCGGTTCACCTTCCTAGATAACGGTATTACTTTCAAGGAAGAAGATTCCCACGGTGGTGAAGGGCAAGGTGAAGAATACTGGACAGTATATTCTTTCACAAAGGGTGATGAGAAGGTCTTTGTGAAGTTCGAGGGCTCATACCAGTCATACAGTGGAGCTGAATACGATGACTTCTATTTTGTAGAGCCTCAAGAAAAGATGATTACAGTTTATGTAAAGACGGAAGGTTAATATGTCAAATCAAGAATTTAAAACAGAACTCCTAGAAATTCTAGGTAAGACGCCACGAGTGTCTCTAAATTCCTTCTTGACTGCTCAAATCCTAGGAACCTCCTACAAGTCAAGACTGAAAGAGTTTGACTTGAACAATATCCAAGTTGCACTAGAGGCCCGTTACGGTGGCGAGGATATGGGGACAGACTATTGGAGTGTCTTTAAGTTCACAAAAGGTCAGGAAGAAATCTATGTACAATTTGTAGGATTCTACGGGTCTTATGATGGTGCAGAGTATGATCATTTCCTAATTGTGGCCCCACGAGAAGTGACTGAAACAAAGTACTTTGCTGCTTGACATCACCCAAAAGCAGTGTATAATTCACTTCCCGAGTTGAAAGACTACTCGGAATTTCTAAAGTAATCGCGTAAGGAGAAAACAAATGGCATTTAACGCACGAGGCGTAACAAAGAACGAATCAAAATCTGAAACTGCAGTAGACTATGATGCACTGAACAAGTACGTTGTAGAGGCTGCTAACCTACAGGAACGTGAAACCCTGATTGGCTACGTGTCTTCAATTGTAGACCTAGGTCTACAAGAGCAGGAAGATGCTAAGGTAGAGTTCAGCGGCTCATCAGAAGATGAATCAAGTATCATTGCCGACAAGCCTGATACTTATTTCGAGACAGGTCCAGATGAAAAGGGTAGTGTAAAGCGTTGGAAGCGCTGGCCTCAGAAACCTGCTCAAGCTGTAGCAGTATCTGTGGACTTTCCTGATATCATTGTAGACAAGGGTCAATTCTTTGGTAATTCAAAGCCCCTCCCTCTACGTCTATGGATGGGTGGTCAGTTCTTCATCCAAGGTGTAGGTATGGTTGTTGGTCGTCCTACAATGCTAAAGATCAATAAGAGTTCAGGCTTCTGGTCTTTTGATAAGAAGCACCTATTCCACAAGATGGCTGTAGCTGCAAAACTGGTCAAGGCTGACGAAGCTTTCCTACCTCAGAACATTGATGACCTCCTAGGTAAGGCTTTCCAGTTTCAAGTCCAAGTATTCTTCAAAGAATCAAAGGGCAAGGAATACTACACCGAGTACATCAATTTTCAAGGCGGCCTAGGTCGTGGTCAAGTAGCTCCTGAGCCTCTGACACCACCTTTTACCATTCAGTTTACTGAACCTAATAGTGCAGAAAACCTGAAGGAAATTCGTAATCATGTTATGAATACACTAAAGCGTGCTGGTGACTTTGAGGGTAGCGTAATCCAGTCTCAACTATTAGCCCTAGACTCTGCAAAGCAAGAGCAAGAAGACCCTAAAGCACAATCTGCTGCCACTACTGCACCTAAGCCTGCAGCGAAAGTAGGTAAGCCTGTTGTGAAGAAGACAGCGGCTCCAGCTTTTGACGACATGGATGATGACATCCCGTTCTAATATCTAAACCCTAGGTCTCTATTCAGGTAGAGCCCTGAGTCTCTCCATAACTCAATTGGATAGAGTAACTCCCTTCTAAGGAGTAAGTTAGAGGTTCAAATCCTCTTGGAGAGACTCAGGGCTTTACCTAATTTTAAAAGGAATTATATGAAACTTATCCGTGCTATCTTTTCAGGTATCATATTCATTATCGGTTTTGCACTAGCTATTCTTGGTGTAATTACCTCTCTCCCAGGAAAGGTAATCCAAACTATTGGCCTTATTCTTGTAGGGTTTTCTGCAGGTATCCTCGTAGGCTTTTGACATGAAGCGATACCAATCTCTACTCGATGCTCTAAATAAAATCCAAACCAAGTAAAGGAAACTCATGACTGAATCTACAGAAACCCCTGAACCGATGACCGCAGAACAACTCTTTGAAAAGTTTGTAGTTATCTTCAACGAGATCGAAACCCTTGATCTAGACATCAAGGAGCTTACCGAGCAAGCCAAGGAGGACGGCATCGAAGATATTACACTGATCAAGTCAGTTGCCCGAGCAAAAGCACAAGGCAAGGTATCTGCTGAAGAAGAAAAGCTTAAGAAGAAGCTAGAAAAAATCGAAGAACTGGTTAAGTAACCAGTCTAACCCCCTGACCTTAACCGTCAGGGGTTTTTCTTATTTATCTGGAGGATTTAAAATGTATTGTTATTATGGTGCTGACCGACTTGAGAAACTTACCACGGGGTTTATCTTTGTATACGGGTCTAATCTAGCTGGACGTCATGGATCAGGGGCAGCCTTAACTGCAAGAACAAACTTTGGAGCAGAGTACGGATATGGTATTGCTTTTACTGGTGGGCAATCTTATGGTATCCCGACAAAAGATGAGAATATCAAGACAATCTCTCTGACAGCTATTGAGTGCTTTGTAAAGAAGTTCAAACAAGATGCAAGGAATCACCCTGATCTTACCTTTATTGTAACTAAAGTCGGATGCGGCCTAGCTGGGTACAAGGATGCTCATATTGCGCCTATGTTTAGAGGGAGCCCTGATAATTGCCGGTTCCATCAAGATTGGAAAGAATATCTAGAATAAAGGAGAAGTATGACAGAAACAATTGCAGTATTTGACTATGACGCTATTGCTTTTCGGGCCGCAGCAGCTACAGAAAAGAAACAGATCAGAGCAGTACATAAGAAGTCCGGTGATGAAAAAGTCTTTAAGTCTAGAACAGAGTTATGGGGACACTGGAAAAAGAAAGAGGGTGGATGGTTAGCTGAACAGAGAAAATCAGGAATTGATGTAACCTGGGAAGACTACGATATCACTGATTTCTCTGAACCAGAACCTATTCAAAATGCTATTCAGATTACAAAGAAACTAATCTCTACAGCAGTGTCTGATGTAAATGCTACAAACTACTATGGGTATATCGGTGGTGCAGAGAACTTCCGAATTGAGAGGAGTACACTTATTAAGTACAAAGGACAACGTGATGACTTGGTTAAACCTAAGCACTTGGAAGATATAAAGAGATACATTCAAACGCACCATGCAGGAGAAATTGCAAAAGGTGTAGAGGCAGATGATCTTGTAGCTGGAGATGTTTATACTGGTTTTGTCAATAGTACTAGAGTTGTTGGGATAGGATTAGATAAAGACTATAAAGGTTGTGAAGGAATCTGGTGGAATTTTGTTAATAAGAAACTACTACATGTCAAAGGTCTAGGTGAACTCTTTAGAGATAAAGACGGTAAAGTGGATGGACATGGGAGGCTGTTTAAATACTGGCAGATTTGTTATGGCGACGATGCTGACAACTACTTCGCTGCTTGCGCATCTAGACACCCTAATGGCGAGGTTGCAGCGTATGATGCATTAAAGGGTGCCAAGACAGATAAGGAAGCTTGGGAGAAGATTGTTAAGCATTTCAAGAGGCTCTACCCTGAACCAACAACTGTCACTGGATGGAGAGGTAGCCCTATCAAGATTGATTGGATGTATGTCCTTCAAGAGATGACTGACATGGCTCACATGCAAAGATGGGCTGGAGATTGTATCCATGTCAAGAGTGTCTTAGATAAATTAGGGGTCAGTTATGAGTGAGAATCTGTACACAGTAAAAGACGTTCAACGTGTCAGAGAATTTCTTATTGAAGAACAGAGCAATATTGATGCCCTAACAGAGTTAGAGATCCTCCCAAAACAAGCTGTCTTAGATCACAGTCATGATACTCAATATGTCAGAGCAGTTATTTCAAGACAGGCTAATGCGTTCTTAGGTAAATTGGAAAACAACTTTGTCAGATATTTACGACATTGGTATCCTGAAACTCTTTCAACCTTCTTAAGAAAGGCAGCTAACTACCTTGAGAAACCGGATGACCAGCGATGGGTTCACCCAGGATGGATTAAGAAGGTAACAGCAGGCTTTAACAAGCTTCCAGAGGCTCAGAAAGACGTTGTTCTCCTCAACCTAGGGTACGAGAAGGGTAAGAACTCTACAGAGCGTAAAGCAACTTTTAAAACTCTTACATTAGATAGGTCTCTCGGGTATGAGAAAGTCATCTCAGAGATAACTAAAGCTGCATTAAGAGCTTGACATGGAATAGGGAATCAGTTACTATGCTGAACATCAAAATCAAACAATGCAGGGATCACCTCTTGTGGTACTCTACAAGAATCGGTGAAGTTTTTAAAATCGTAAAAGTAGATCACATAGAAGATTGGTATTGGGTTAGGACAGGTGGAGAGTATAATACTCTAAACTTTGTCCATGCCTATGACTGTGATCTTTTATCAAATTGAAAGGAAATCAAATGCTTCATACCCCTCCCCACAAAGCTGCAGCTAATAAGTACGTTGGCGTAGCTATTTCTATGTCAACTCTATGGGCTGACACGCTTGCCTTTAATCGAATCAATGGTCAACTTCAAGACCTTACAAAAGAAGGTTTTAAGAAGCAGTTAGGTTTTATCCAATCAGAGCTTAAGGAACTTGCTGATGGGCTAGAGGCTAACGACAAAGTTGAACAACTTGACGGCTGTATTGATGTCCTTGTCACAACAATGGGCTATATGCAACGAATGGCTGAAGCCTATGGTTGTGACTTAGCTCAAGCCGCTGACCTTGTTGGTGCAAACAACCTCTCTAAGTTTCCTTCGAGTATGGAGGTTGCTATGCAATCCGTGCCTTATTACAAGGCGAAGGGGATTCCTGTAGAAGTCAGGGTTAACGAAGCCTATAATGTCTGGGTTGTTCGTAATACAGATACAGGCAAGGTAATGAAGCCTGTAGACTATGTTTCTGTAGACCTATCAAAGTGCTTCCCAACTTTGCAGTGAGGTGCTTATGTCAACAGGGAAACCAGTAAATCCTTGGAACCCTTTTCCAATTCCTGAGTTCAAGAGAGAGGTGCAGGTAACTAAATATGATTCAGGTAAGCCTCAGTTCGACCTGATACCTGCAAAAGCCCTGGAAAAAGTTGCAGAGCTTCTTACCCTAAATCTCAAGAAGTACCCTGACCGAGATAATTGGAAGAAGCTTGAGAACAATAAGGAAAGGTTCTTCCAGTCTCTTTTGAGACATATCAATAAACACCAACAAGGTGAACTTTATGACAAAGAGTCTCTTGACCCAACTACGCTGCATCTAACTGCAATTATTACAAATGCATTATTCTTACTAGAGATGCAGGTAAACCCGGACTACAATAAAGGATTAGAATAATATGGAAGTTAAATTAGTAGGATATACACAACCATCCGAGGAATTCAAGGGTGATTTCAGTTCAGTAAAAGATCTAATTGCCTATTGTGCAAGAGTGAGTAATCCTAGTAATCAATTTAATACTGAAACTACAGACAAGTTAATTAGCTACCTACTCAAGCATAAGCATTTCTCCCCATTTGAAATGGCTAGTGCAACTATCGAGATTACAACTACACGAGATATTGCACGGCAAATTCTACGCCATCGTAGTTTCACTTTTCAGGAGTTTTGTATTGCAGGTGATTCTAAAATCACGACACTTGCAAAAAGCGGAAGATCAAAAAAAATACAGATTAGAGACCTCTATGAAAGGTACTCAAATAAAGTAAATTGGGATAAGTCAGATAATCTTGTAAGAGTGTTTGATGAAGCTTCTAAGACGTTTGTACCAGTGAAAATCAAAGAGGTTTTCAAGACAGGTGTGAAGCCTGTTTATGAACTTATTCTTGAGAACGGTAAAAAGGTTATCTCAACTAAGGAGCATAAATTCCTCTCTCGTAGGGGGTTTTTACCTTTAGAGGATCTATACGATGATGATTTCATTGGATGCAGTGTTGTGTCTGTTTATCAGCCTGTCTGGAGTAAGATAAAGAGTATCAAGTTTAAAGGTTTTGAGGAAACCTATGACATGGAGGTTGAGCATTCATCACACAACTATATTGCAAACGGGGTTGTTACTCATAACAGTCAAAGATACGCCGATCCTCGGCAATTAGGTTTTGTTATTCGTGAAACCCGTCTACAGGATTTGAAGAATCGTCAGAATAGTATCGGACTAGATCCTCTAGATATTGATGGCTATAATCTTGATCAAGAGTGGAAACGACGCCAACAAGAAGTCCTAGATATTGTCAAGGAAAACTACGCATGGGCTATTGAAAACAATATTGCCAAGGAACAAGCCCGAGCAATCCTCCCTGAAGGTAATACAGTTTCTCGTATGTACATGCAAGGGACTATCCGTAGTTTTATTCATTACATTGAACTTCGCCGTGAAGAGGGTACCCAGAGAGAACACCAAGATGTTGCGATTGCTGTAGGTAAAGCTATCAGTAAAATCTTCCCTGTATAACTAGAATAACCCTGGCAAGCATGGTATAATCGTATACTCTGTTTGCCTCTAAGAGGAGTAAGACATGCTAAAAATTATTGCGTTATCATATATCAGCGAGTCAGAAATTAAAAAAGTAGAACCGGACTTCAATGCGTCAAAAGGTGATCCAGCTTTAGAGTCGAGGTTGTATGACCTAGGTCTTGACTTTGCACGCGGGTACGAGGAACAATCAACGATTCATCGAAACCGTTTCAACGAAGTTGTAGAATGCAAGCGTTGGGTAGGTAATGAGCGAACAGATAAGACATGGGTTACCTCAGGCTATGCTTCAATTGAGGCGATTGATAAAGCTAGTGGTAATCGTTTAATTACTGATCTGTACCATCAAAAGGGTATGGTTGAATCGGAGTAACGATGCAACAAAATAAAAAAGTTAGAGTTTATCAGGACAGGAGTAAAGATGTAGTGGAAGTATTTCCAGAATACTCTGACCTCTTCTCTGATAAGCAATTAAAACATATGTGGCTTCCTAAGGAAGTCAAAGTAGAGAAAGATAAACAAAATATCCTTGTGGAGTTAAGCCCTTCTGCAAGGCATGGTGTTTTAACTGTACTAAGACTCTTTACAAACTATGAAGTCTTTGCAGGAGAAGATTGGTGGGCTGGAAGATTCCCTAAGATTATGCGTGGCCCTGAGTTTACTCGGATGGGGAGTGTGTTCAGTGCTGTAGAATTGGCTGTACATAAACCCTTCTATCAACAACTTAATCAGACACTTGGATTAGATAATGAAGAGTTTTACACATCATATGTAGAAAATCCCGTCCTAAAGAGTCGCATGGACTTTATTGACCAAGTGATTAACCATGAATGTCCTTTTGTTGCCCTTGGGGCTTTTAGTATGGTAGAGGGAGCTATTCTTTATAGTTCTTTTGCTTACTTGAAAGCTTTCCAAGCTAATGGCCGAAATGACATCAAGACGATTATCTCTGGGATTAACTACTCACTAGCTGATGAAGGGCTGCACTCTGTTGCTGCAGCCAGTTGCTTTAGGCACTTACATAAAGAATGTCAGGAAGATGGGGTATTTCTGGAGTATTCTGATCAGTGGCCTGTAGAATGGGTAAGAAGTGAGTTAGAGAAGGTAGCTAGGCAAATTTACCTACACGAGTCACAGATTATTGAAATGATCTTTGAACAAGGATCTGAGGGTATGCCTTGTACTAAGGGAGAGCTGTTAGCTTTCGTTCGTGCTAGACTTAATGCTTGCTTGATCAACCTAAGGTATTCAGCTATTTTTGATGAAGAAGGGGATACAATGTCAGAATGGTTTTACAAGAGTATTACAAGTTTTGTCATGCATGATTTCTTCAACTCTCTTGGCAGTCAGTACACAAATACTTGGCAGGAAAATGACTTTGATCCTAGGAATTTAGTAGAGGAAGAAGATGAAAAAGAATAAAAAGCTAACATACGAGGAATTATCAGTAGAGCGAAAGAAGCTCCAAGCTGAAGGCCAGATTCCCGACTGGTATACAACTGCAGGATGGCAGTTGTTCAAAGACAGATATCTTTATCAAGCAAGCGGGATCAAGGGACAGTTTGAACGTATTGCTTCTGTAGCTGCGAGTCATTTACCAGAAGAACATCGACAGTCTGGGTTTAATAGTTTCTTCAAAATCCTCTGGGATGGTGAACTGTCGGCTTCAACACCTGTTCTAAGCAATACAGGGACTACACGAGGATTGCCTGTGTCATGTCAAGGAGCTTATGTAGATGATAGTATCTTAGGGATCTACAATACCAAGAAGCAGCTAGCTGTGCACTCAAAGAAAGGGTTTGGAACTTCTGCGTATATTGGGAATATTCGACCGAGAGGTACAAAGATCTCTGTAGGTGGTAGCGCAGAAGGTAAATTACCTGTGATTACTGGACTACGTGACGACATGACATATGTCTCCCAAGGGGGTGTTCGTCGAGGATCTGTAGCAGTTTATACAGAATTAGATGACCCTGATTTTGATGAGATGGTAGACTACACTCATGCAAATCCTGAAGACTTAAACATTGGATGGAATGTCTCTGATAAACTTGCAAATGAAATTTGGGTAACTAAAGATCCTGAAGCTTGTCGAAGATTCAGTAAAGCTATGGCTAGATTGAAGATGCCTAAAGGTAAAGGTTATTGGTTTTTCCCAGATAAGGCAAATGCTTTAGCTCCTCTTGCAATTAAGAACTCAGGTATTACGATTAAGGCCTCGAATCTTTGTACAGAGATTATGCTTCCATCAGATGACGAATATAATTTTGTCTGTGTTCTAAGTTCACTAAACCTTATCCATTGGGATAAGCTAGAGCGTAATGACACAATCTTCTGGGCTACCGTATTCCTGGCGTGTATCAATAAGGAGTTTATTAAACTAGCTAGAGATATCGAAGGTCTAGAGAAGTCAGTAAAAGCTGCAGAAGATTTTGCTGCTGTTGGTTTAGGTGTCCTTGGGTGGCATTCTCTCCTACAGAAAGATCGTATCCCTTTTGGGTCTTTTGAAGCTCACATGCTGAATAACAGAATCTTCGCTAGGATTGAAGAAGAGTCCTTTAGGGCTAACCAATGGCTTGCTGGGGTCTTCGGTGAAAGTAAGTTTACTAAGGGTCTAGGAATTCACTGTGCTACTACATTAGCTGTTGCTCCTACAAAGAGTACAGCAGCTTTGATGGGTGGTATGTCTGAAGGTATCAACCCTGACGCAAGTATGGTGTTCACTCAAAGTACACCTGCTGGTGATGTAAACCGTATCAACCCATTCCTTCTAGAGATCATGAAGGAACGTGCTGTATACACGCAGGAAGAGGTTGATGACATTGCGTCGAAGGGGGGATCAGTACAGGATCGTGATTGGCTGACAGAACATGAAAAGAAAGTGTTTCTAAATGCTTTTGAACTGAACATGCTTGATCACCTAAGACTTTGTGCAACAAGGCAAAGATTTATTGACCAAGGTCAGAGTATTAACTTGTATTTTTCTGGTGATGCAGACCCTAACTGGATTATGAAAGTTCATAAACAAGCTTTCCTAGATCCTTATATCAAGAGTCTTTACTATATTTATAGTACCAGACTGATTTCAGGTGTTAACAAAGTATGTGAGGCTTGTCAATGAAAACTAGATGGAAGAAATTTAAAGTATGGTGTTTCTGGTCTTGGTATAATATCAAGTGCTGGATACCTATTCAGGTCTATATTCGATAGACAAAGAAAAAGCCCCCCTAGGAAACTAGGGGGGCTTTTGTTTAACTAACGTATGTTAGTTGACCAGTCATTTGAATCCAGTCTGTTCCATTATAAATAAACTTTGTGACACCAGTTCCAAAACTCACTCCTGTGCCATCTGCGACTTTTTTGAAGTTTGATGCCCAAGTAATCGTTTGAGGTGTAAATGCTTGAGAGATAATAACTTCGAGAGTCATTCCTTTTCTAGAATTTACTGGAGGACTGATTGTTACAGCAGCGTCAGGGACAATCACCACAATTTTACCCGTAGTCGTCATGTCGTGAATAACAGTAGGTTGCCTATAAGTCTTCTCAAACAAAGTTACCCCTTTTGTATCCTGGATACTCAAAATAGGTAGTACTCCAATGGTTGACCCGATACCAGAGTCTGTCTTAGAGAAGTCAGAGTCCTTGACAATCAGTGCTGTACCTCTTGGGGGACTACTAGAAGCAGCACCAATAGAGGTTGTACTCACTGCTCCAGAAGCTTTCACGCATGTCAAGTTATCGATAACACACGTATTATTTGCTAATGTTATTGTACCACCCTGCCCATTAACAAAGGTTACACCTGTAGCAAGTTTTACAGCTTGACCGTCAAGGGTCTTCAAAGTAATTGTTGAGTTATCTGCAGCAAATAGTATCTGATATACACCATCCAAAGAACCTGAACTTAAAGTATTATTTTGAATTAGAACGTAGTCATTATTCTTCCAAGGGAAAGCGAATGTCGTAAATACAGCAGGGTCTGCACTCGTGATATTGGCGATGGTTCTCGGATTAAGGATATTTCCGCTAAAGTAGAATACGACACCAGACCCATTTGTTGGGATACCTTCAAATAACCCACTGACATAGGTATTCTCAGAGTTAGACAACATAACAGGAGCAACTGAGGATGTCATTGCTGGGGAACAGACATAGTGTCCAATTACTTTGTTATTTTTAGATTTTTGTGTCGATGACTCGTTATACACAAGAGTCCCACCCCCTTCAGGGACTGAAGGGTAGTCAACTGCATTTGTAATTTGTTGAGAGTCTGCGATGTATCCGGCTCTAAAGCGTGTTGCAGTTCCAGTTGAGTCATTCACTAGGATTTTACCTTTAACAACACTATCTGAAGCCCCGACGGCAGTCATCCCAAAGGCATTGATACCAGAATGACTTAATTCTAGATGCAGAGTACACCCTGTTCCTAGGCCATTTGTAGTAGGTGTGTTTGGTGTTGGAGGGAGAGTTGAATACTTTCCGTGAGCAACATACTTCACAGCCTGGACCTCTCCATTTAAGCCTACCTGAGTAACCTTGAAAATGGCGGGCTCTAAAGGAGATCCTCCAGAAAGTATTAAGTCATCACCAACTTTATACCCTGTTCCAGATGAACATTTGATGAGGGTACCTGTTGTCCACGTTGCAAATTGTGACGAATTTAGAGCTACAGTGTTTCTGAATGCTGTATCACTTAATTCAAATGTATTCTGTGTGACTGCTCGTGCCTGATAAAATCCAATTAGGTTTTGCATACCACTTGGAGCAATGTTTATAAATGACACTACATCTCCAAGTTGCAAATTGTGTGAAGGCATGGACACTACAGCAGCAGATGCTTTAGAGACCGTAGGGTCTCCAATAATTACCCCAGGGACTGCGGAGTATACTGAAGTTCCATCAGTTCCTGCTTCAATTTCTACAGTTATCTCGCAATCAGTAATGTCAGATGGGACTCTATTATCCGCTAAAGCGTGATTATACAAAGATACTGCACCATTCCTCAAGAGCCCTGCTTTCCCTACTGCAGATATTTTTACTCCAGAGACTCTCCCAGATTTCACATAGTTATATGGTGCATCTGGAAAAGGCTTTGTCATAGGTGTATAGACTTTTACACCATTACCTCTAATACCTTGGACTCTTGCTCCATCAACAATGACATTTTGTAACCCTTGATCGTCATAGTAAGGGTTTGGTGATGTAATTTGATCATCACCAACAGCAATACAATCATCACCACCTTCGGCCCGGACGTTTGTCACAACGATATCTCTACCAAATTGAATATGAAGAGCATCTTGCCAGACTCTCTCCCCATTTAAGATATTACAATTAGAAATTTTTATACCCTGCCCGCCAATTCTTGTAGACCAGTTTAGAGACCACTGTGATGCAATCGTTGTGACATTGTCAAGTTCAAGATTTCTAACGTTATAGTACTCCATGATAGCTAAGTACTCTGTATTACACGCATCAAGTATAATATTTGAGAGCCTCATATTATTAGAGGATCCATACCAGCTCCCATTTTTCTTTACCCATTTTGCTCTGATAATCGAGCTTGTCGGGGATGTAAACATACTCCCGGTTACGTTTCCAACTTTTTGCAGGGCCCCTCCTGATCCATTAATACCTAGATTTGTTGGGTGCCATAAACCAGTTACAAGATATGTACCTTTTTGGTATAAAGATACATCTCTCCTATACTCCTTTTTAGCAAGAGCATCTGAGGACATATCATCGAAAAACTGTTGGAGAACCACAGTATCATCATACCCCGATGGCCTCGGCGCGGCATAAGTTTGCGCAGATCGGAGCGAGTCCAGCTGAGAGTCGAGAACCCCTGTGGAATCCATATAGACTGGTTGAAGAACTTTTACTGCACCATCATCCCACTCAATAGTGCGACTCCCGTCAATACCTGTCCTAATTTCTGAAATATTTGGCATATTAATCCTCTAAAATAGTTAATGCTTTATTATACAAGGCGAGTCTTTGAGGGTATCCAATTAACCCTCCATTGATTTTTCTAGTCATACCTTCTAGATCCCCTTTATCGGCAAAGGTTGCAAGGTTATTTTTCTTCCAGAAAACACAGGCAGAGATTAGAGCGTACACAGGTTGCAATATAAGATCCGGTTGAGTAATAAAATCTACTCCAGTTTCTTTTGATAGCATTCTGTAGTTATCTTTCCCTGTCAGTTGCTTTAACCCCCTGCCCCTGTATCTCCATCCATCACCTGAAGCCTCATCAGAGTTTCCCATCCTGTTTGCATAACAATTGCAAGCAATATCAAAAGGCTTCCTGTGCAGCTTTAAGGCTAGAGGGTTAGGCAGGTATCTCCCAACAGAATTTTTAGCGTATGAGTCGTTCTGGAGCTTTTTAGCGTACCTTGCAGGCCATGTATTAGCTAAACCATCTGATGAGTAGTTTAAGTTCTCTTGTAAAGCTGACAGTCCTGCACTTTCATGACCGACTTGAGCTAGGAAAGCAGCTACTCTTAACTTTGTAAAGATCCCAAAGCTAGGGAGAACTGCTTTAAAATAAGGTAGCCAGATTTCAGCTACGTCTTCTTTTGATCCGGTACCAGCACAGATGTCTTTAGCAGTTAAGTTCATAATGGCCCTCTAACTGGTTTAGACCTTCCTTGAAATAATCTCATCTTTTCGTTGACTCCCAATAGATGTTCCACGGTGGAAATTTATGACAACCCCGGAGTATGTCCATAGAGATCCTACCAAGGTATACACAAGCTCTTTATTATCAATTGGAACTGAAGTAAAGAAAGCGATGAATGTTAAGACCACCGAAGCTATTACAATAATGAAGTCGAGGAGGTATGCACTGTTTTTCGCTAACCATGATGCAAACTGAGAGTCTTGGATATGTTCGTTCATATCTCTTGCATCTGCAGTATTCTTATTCTCTTCTTGAACTAAGAACTCGTCATGCTTCATAGCTGCCTCAGAGACTTTCTGAAGCTCCTCTTGGGACATTTCAGGTTTTAATTTAATACCTAACTTGTCTTCAACATACTCTGTACCTTTCTCAATGACAGACTGAGCTACTTTTGGTAACCCGCCTGAGATAAGACTCGATACGATACCTGCAATAATAGGAAGCATATTCTCTCCTTATGGGATGTAGATTCCTGCTTTGAATAGTACAATACCTGCTACTAATGCAGCTACAGTATATACTCCCTTTTTTAACCACCCTACAAATTCCATGTCTCTTTTAATTTCTGCAATACTTGTTTCGTTTGCTCTTGTTAGTCTTAGGGATTCTTCAGAGACCATTGTAGCTCTGCCAGCTTCAGCCCTTACTTGAATTTGTCTTTCTTCCATTTGGACTAACTTTGACAAAGCACTTGATATATCTCTCATAGATTCTTTCATGCTGTTGCGTAAGTCATTAACGTCTTCATGTAGAGAAGATAGTCTTTCTGCTACTACTAAAATTGCTGTGTTATCTTGTTCTTTTTCCATGACTATCTTTTCAATGTTATGCGTATTCGTAGATGATGATGGAGCCGAGACGCCCGGTGTAATTGCCCCCACCAGCGCCGCCACCTGGTGGGTTAACCCAGATCAGGCCGGGAGCGCCGGCCCCCGTCCCATCAGGGATGCCACTAGAAGGCACCCAGGTAGTTACTGCAGAGGCCGAGCCTACGTAGTACCTAGATCCGCAAAAACCGCCCCTACTGACTGTGGGCGCTGGCACATCCCAAAAACCGCCACAGTTAAGTCGGACCCAGTCTGTGCACTGAGTCCCAGCCGCCTCCAATACAGTGACGACTGACGATACCGCGCTGTCGACGCTCGGGACATTAACTGATGTGCTGCCAACCAAAACCGTCGTTGTTGTGTTGGCGAACGGGGTGCTATAGGCTGGCGTAGACTTTCCGCCTGGAGCCTTGAGTTGGGATGATGTATTCCCAAACGTTGTAGTCCCACCAGCACCACCTGTAGGGACGCCGCTGACGCCAGCGGTGCCAGCGGTACCAACAGAATAAGGCGCCCCCACAAAGGCGGTTATGTCACTAATGTACGCCTCAAGATATCCGCCCCCTTGGCCAGCCATACCAACGCTAACCTGAGTTGAGCTGCAGGCGGGTGGGTAGGAGCCACCGGCGCCGCTGCCGTACATTTTGATAATTACCGACTTCGTCCCTGTCGTAGGGGTATAAGTCCCAGAACCTGTCAGTACTCTTACATTCAAGAGTCGTCCGTACTTTTCAGTATTTAGTTGTTGGAAGGTTACAGGGTCAAGATTTGCTGTAGCATCTCCAGAGAGTTGGAAAGTAGCAGCTTCTGCATCAACAAAAGCCATACTCCCTAAAAGACCGTTTGTTGGGACTTGGTCCTGTCCTGTTCCAATTAAACTTGGCATTATTATCCTTTAGTTTTGTGTTAACGACTGAAGTTCGCTAGTAGATAGGACTCTTGGATAAACCAGTACTTTACGAATAAAGCCATCTAATGCATAATTTGAGTCAATATACCTGCCGACGTATAGATTTTGTAAAGGTGTAGGGTAGTCTGTCGGCCAGGTCGATGCGCTTGTTGACCCATTCAGCGAATTTGTTATCGTGTTTGTGCTGTTGTCAAAAGATATGCAAACTTTATTAAAAGACCCTATAATATTTTGAGATGAATCAGCACTCGTCCGCACAGCCCCGCCTGTGATGACTCTAGCTCCTAAATAGGTGTCATTACCGGGAACTGATATTAAGTCAATCCATGAGGATGCGCTAGCAGATAAGGTGCAGATCATTTGGTAGTTTTTAGACTTTATGGGGATCTGGTAGTCAATATAAAGGCTCCCATAATCCTGATATTGGCCTGGGATTGCTAAAAGATCCTGAGAACGTGCACCATAATTACTAACTAGAGGCATTAGAGATGTTAAAACTTCAGAGGTCTCATATTGGACTCCCCAAATATAAATACCTGAATACCCATCACCTTGAAAGGTTGAATTCCAACTGTCATCTAAAAGTTGAATCCACTGACTGTGTTGCCCAGCTACTGTATTAGCTACATCAATCTGAGCCCAAATTCTTAACCATCCACCACCAATGTCAATAATTCCTGCGGAGTTTGCTGAAGTGGCAGGATTTACTTTTGAGACAAGATCAAAATAAGTAGCATATTGAGTACTACCGTTGACTAAATTGAACATGACTTTTGTAACCCCGAAAGGCTTAACATAAACAGATAGGATTTTTGATGCAGTGTTTGAATGAGTAATATTTCCTGAAATCCACTTTGTTGACATTGAGTTAGAAGCGGACATGAAACCTGCAGAGTTTGTTCCATCAGGGGCTAGTGCTGCATTTGCTATGGTAGAATTGTTTGTTGCAATACCATTGACTGCTGCGTTGTCTTTCCATAACCCTACCCCGGGGTGCTCGATGTGGATACCATTACACTCTCTTGTAATAGGATCAAAAGAAATCCTAGGGGAATCTACAGGAGACTTTTTCATCTTCAGCATCTTTGTAGTCTTAGCCTGTCCTGTTGTTTTAGAGTATACCCCTACAATACCCGCCTCTTCAAGCTGTGCCCCAAAAACTAAGAAATCCCCTGCACTATTTGATCCTGCTGAGAGGTATAACCCCTGAGCTGTACTAGCCGCCGATGTGTTCACCCTTGTCACAGAGAATCTTTGCCATGAAGTTGTGACGGTAACAGTGGACGTTGTTGGAGCAATACCGGACTGCACACATGAAAGGGTAATGGTTTGTGATGAGCCTGTGTTACTTTTCAGCCAGATACTCACTGTAAAAGTTTTTGAAGAGACATCTACCAGGTTTTGTTCTGCATAAAGGAGAGTCCCGTTCAGCGCATTAATTGGATGAGTTAATCTTGATGCACTAGCTAACCCATTCGGTGCTGTGAATCCCGTGGTGACGGCAGCACCTGATGCTGTTGCCCATCCTGACCCTTGGAGGTTTTCACTGAATTTTAGAAGATTCTGATCAGAAATAAAAAACTCATTTGATGTATAGTAAGCTTCTGAGCTTCTTGCAAAAGAAATATTTTTTGGGGCTACTTTTGATGATGCAAAATCTACTGCAATAACGGGTCGAACTTTCGGAAAACCTGTACTGGTTTCAAGACTAACTGCTTTCCAATTAGTTGTATCAAGACTCGGGTCAGTTGTACCCGCACCATTTGTTAGTCTACGATAAGGTAGTGCATTTATAGGGCTTGTTCTGTAGTTATTTTGAGTATAGGTTGTACCAGATACCCAGATTTGTGCCTGTGCTGCAAAAGACGCTGCAGTAGCCGTAGCTGTAACAGCAGCTTTAAGATTCGAAGAAGCTTGAGCAATAGTCCTAATTTGACCCAGCTTTGAATCTGTATCCTGCTGTATAAGAACAACCTCATTAGCTTGAGAATTCATCTCTACAATCCCTGCAGGGAGTGCAGAGAATATTGCATCTGCTCTAGGAGAAAAACTCTCTGGCTGAGTTGTTGTCGGGATTGGAAGAGGTAATTGAGTGACTGTAGTCATATATTGTCCTTATAGAATAGTCCATTATACCAGTGGTATTGCATAATATCAAGAGCACAGGGCTTTCAGTTCAGGTAAACTTAATGCAGTGTCCCAAAGGAATAGAAACTGCAAATGCCCATTAATAGGAATATGTGAAAGTCGAATTTGATCAATTGTTGATAAAATCCCTGGAGTTGAGATTGTTGCAGATTCTTTGTCAATACAGATATCTGAAGACTCAGCAATTGAAGCAGCAAACTTTACTTGAGTCCCTAAAGAAGGAGCTTTTGTAGAATTGAACCCCCCCAATGTCACGGATCTCTCATAGATACCCAAATCTGCAGGAGAATAGGGGTTGAGCCTCATCCATGGAAGTTCACAATTAGGAGATCCGAGTGAGATGAATCCTGTCGAAGAATCTCGACTTTTTGACATACCTGCAAAAACACTGAATGGCACTTTCGAGAATCCCGGAATATTCATAAATAAACTGTCTGCAGATCTTGTAACAGTTGTAGAATTGGTCGGAATATAGGAGGTTGCACTAGGGGAAACTTCTAATTGTGCACCAAAAATATAGACCCCCTTCAAAATATCCCCTAAGAATGACTGGCTCGTTGTGTCTCCTACAGAATAGATATAAGGGGTTAAAGTAGTTGCTCCAGACCCCCCAGCATTGAACGTAATACTAATTCTGTAGTAGTCTGAAATCTTTTCGATACAAGGGGAATACTCCGTAGGAGAAACCTCTACAAGACCAGTTGATAGATTGAATACGCAATTCCTATCTGCACCAGATGCCCCTGAAGCTGAAGAAGCGTTTCCTGTGATAGAGAGGCCCACACGGAATCTATCGGCAGCTTTAACGTACACAGAGAATGTATACTGTGTTGTCGAAGTAGGGGTAGTAAAGGTCTGCTGAATTGAGTGCACTGCAGTTGTTGCAGTCTCTTTCAAATAACTCCATATTGCTACACCATCTGGGGCGTTGCTCCCCCCTAGAGTGATTGATGAGTTTTGGACTACCCATGGACTTGAGAAAGTCTCAGACTTTAGAGCAAGGTTCTCCGAAGCTTTTTCAATTAAAATCCCTGCAGGAGACCCGTCACCACGAGACTCAAACCTTGGTGTATTTACAGCAGCGGTTTCTATAACTCCGTACTTGTTAATAAATCTCCCGGTAGACGCTCTTGAAAAGGTTAGCCTCTTATCTAATAGGGGTGCTTTATCAAAAACTAGAGAGATCTTAGGGCGTGTTTTTGCTCCAGATACTCTAAAGTAATCGACTTTCCAATCAGAATAAGGAGCTAGTGAAGGGTCAACCCCAGATGTGAAAGTCCTCTGAGCTTTGTATACCTGTAGGGTCATCGGACTATACACAAGATACCCTTGTATATAAGTTGTATCCGCTTGCCATTGAGGGATATTTGCAGAGGAGAGTATTCCTCTTTGGGATGACTCTATATTCGATTTATTTGTTGTTGCTGTACTTAGAAATGCATTAGCTGCTGAAAGGTTTTGAGAGGCTTTTGTTGCTAGAGTATTTCTAAGAGAGGCATTGTCGTTATATGAGGTAACGAACTGTTGTAGAAATACCTCAAGGAAATTCTGAGAGTTTGTGAAAAAACTAGCCTGCTTTCTTTGAGGAATTAGTGCTAGGAGTGGAAGAGATTTAATCCCGATCATGTTAATCCTTCGATCTGTAGCGATAGTACACTGTATGTTGGATAAGCGATGTCCATAGAGTAGTCTCTGTAGAATCCATAAATAGACAGAGATTCATATGCGTCTTTTGACCCAATCCAGAGACAAGGGGTAGCTCTCAAGTTATTAAGTCTTTGGACAACAGAGTCTACCTTGTAAGATTCTACATATAGTCGGACATCCATTTTCTTAGAGAATGGTCTTTCAATCAGGGAAGCTTTTCCATATGCATCGACTTCTTTCTTGGAATAATCAATATTAGATGCTGTAGGGTTATATTGAGTTAGCCCTAGATCCGAGCTTTCACCGTATACAAAATTACCTAATTTGGCAACCCCACCTGTTTGAGAAATTTCAACAGAATAAGTTGACCCTGGCACAGCAGGGATTTTGAGAGTAATAAGTAATGTTGAATTAAATTGTTCAACTGTAAAGTACTCATACCAGCTATCAATAATGGCACGATCAATAATATCAAGTCTCTCATAATAATACTGACCTGATACATTTGAAGCGGTAATAGTAATATAACTACAGACTACATCAATAAATGCCATAGAGGTTACTCTATCTGATGTGAATGTAAATTGGATACTATTGTTATTTGATGTAATTGTCCCACCAGATGAGTCGAACATTGCCCATCTATTTGTAGGACCTACCTCTACCCAATGGGGAGTTGAAGTTAAAGAGTCTGTTGGAGGATAATTACCTATATTAGACCCTGCCAAGGATTCATATACTTTATGAACTCCTGTTGTAATACTTACACGACTCCCAATAGAATATGTCGTTGAAGCGGAATATAGTGGAGCGTCTGCTTGAGGCTCTGCAATATTTGAACTTGCAAGATTACTCTCAGTTATTTGTTTTGGAATAATTACTGTAAAAGGTGTAGTCATTTCTTTTCCATAAAAAGAAGAGGGGACAAGCCCCTCTTTGTTAAACAGCTACTGTTCTTAGGGAGTCGCCATTGTCAACTCTCTTAATTACCTTAGCAATATCAGCGATATTTGTAGCAACGCTAGACCCTTCTGCTCTGTCTTCTACACGCATGGCTTCTAGTTTATCTAGAATCTTTCCAAGCATTGTGCTAGATTGTTCCGTGTAGGTAGCAATCTGTGCAGTTGGTGAAACTGACGCTGTTTGTGTTTGGATATCAGACAAGGATGTTCCACCTGTTGATGCACCAATAACAGACATTAGCTCATTCTTCACGCTTGAAAGAATTCTTTCATATTCTAGAGAAGACCCTGCGTTGGCTGCAGCAAGTTCTAGCAGTTTATCAGCATAGTTGGTTAAACTATCCATTGCGGTAGTATCGCCAGTCTTTGCTAATTTAAGTTGGGCAGCAAATGTAGCTTTTGCAGCATCAAAGTTAGTTGAGACGTTCCCTTGATCTAATCCAAGATTTGATACATACTCTTTGATAGAGTCTGAGAAATCTTTGAACGCTTGGGATGCATCATCTACAGATGATACAATCTGGGAGAACCCGTCTGAAAGTCCTAGGAGTTTACCTAGAAGCTTATCAGCCTCATCAGTGCCTGTCGGCATACCAGCTACAAGATCTTTAAATCCTTGTGCTGTAGTCGGCATAGCAAGACCAAGAGCCTCAAAAGATTTTCTCATCTTTGAAGTCTGGAGCGATGTTCTTTCAGCCTCTGTTAAGAAACTATCTTGGAAAGCCGACATGGCTTCTTCGAGAGAAGAAATCCCACCAGCACCACGAACTAAGGATTCTGTAACAGCGTTACCGTTGACACCGATAAATTGCAATGCTGCACGGACTTCAGTCAGAGACTTGTAAGCATCTGCAATATCCTGTGCTGATCCGGTAAGATCGCTAAGAATGTCTGCAACACCGGAAACTCCCTCTTTAGCTAAGAGACTCTCACGAACCAGATTGAGTGTCACATCCCCTTGCTTATTTGCAAGGTCGGTGTATTTTATCATACCAATGCCTAGTTTGTCTAGGACATTTTCTGCAGTATCAACCCCAGATGAGACTCTTAGAACAGTTTGGTAGTAACCTTCATTAACCTTTTGGAAACTCTCGAATCCAGGGATAATCTGTTTTGTCAGGTCATCCCCTAACTTCGAGAAGACTGCATCAAGTCTCTTTTGTTGATCTTCCCCTGTTAATCCGTTAAGGTCAATTCGGTCGATAGAAACAACTGCTGAGTTGATACGGTCCACAACTGTTTGGAGATTAATACCTAAAGGTTTGGATGCTAACTTGATCGAGTCTACAATACTTACAATGACTTTTGTGATACTATCTTCAGCCTCTTGGGCTAGATCGTTAATTACTGTTGATCTATCTGTAGAAGTTGTAATTCCAAGTGTCTTATTCCTCTTCTCAATAGTTGCCCAACTCTGCCCTTGGAAGCCTCCTGAAAGGATACTTGAAAGGCCTTGTTGACCAGCTTGGATACCTTGACCGGTCACTGAAGTTTTAGTACCAAATAGTCCACCAACCATCTTACCAAAAGCATCACCAAATCCTAGGAATTCGCTGAGGCCTGCAGTAACAACTGCTACACCAGTGCGCAGAGCCCCGGAGATCGCTCCAGCGATATCATTTGAACGGTATCCTGTTTTGATTCCTGAAAGTCCTGTTGAAATAGCTCCTGACTGCACAAGGAAGGTAGCTAGCCCTGCTGTGTTATCTTGAATTGCCATCAAGGCAGTGAGCATCTTAGAGCTAGTCTTCGATGTACCGTACTCGATTTCTTTTAAGTCAGAGATGAGATTAGATACAGACTTACTCTCTGCATTCTTATCACCTAGGACAGTTCCTGTGCCTTTATTTATCTTGACATCAGATCTAGACCCTCCAGAGAGCGCACCCTTGATAGCTACACCTAGACCTACAACAACTGCTGCCATCGCAGCACCTGCAGCAAAAGCTGCGGGGCCGGGATTAGATGCTAGTTGGCCCAGGATAGCTTCAATACCTAATGCAGCAGAACGAAGACCTGACTGAGCTAGGGAGAATAATGTAAAACTGGATTCAGCACCCATCTTTGTTGCCATCGCTGACAAAGCAATTGAAATTTGTTCAGCCATTAGGGCTTTCTCAACGACATTTGCTGCTTTACCTAAATCTGTCTTCTCACCGAAATAAGATTTAGCTGCACCAGCCATGTTCATATAAGCGCCTAGTTGAGCATTCTTATAATCTTCAATATTTTTCTTGTACTCAGGACTGTCTTTAGCTAGCTTAGATTGCACATTGTTAAAGGATTCTGCAGCTTGAGACATTTGTAAGAATCTCTGTGCAACATCACCTAAAGCACTTGAGAAACGGTTCCACCCTTTTGCAAGAGTTTCTCCGATATCGAGGCCTTTTGTAGTTTTTGTAAATTCAGCTAGTTTACCTTTATCAAAAGCAAACAAAGCATCTGCTTTTACATCATCAGGGGATTTTTGCATCTTACCTTTCAAAGCCTCTAAAGCTTCTGTAAGGCCTACCCCTGATTTTTTAGCATTTTCTAGAGCTTCTTTCAAAATAACGATCTCATCATGTGTTGTGCCAAGAGTCACTGATGCCGTCGCATAAGCATCAGAGGCCTTCTTAACAGCATCTGATGCTTCAAGTTGCTTTTGAATAAGCTTGTCTTCTTCAGATACTAGGCGGGCTTTTTCTTCCTGCATAGCCTTATAACCTACAATTTCCCTGTCACTCATACCAATAGTCTTGATGGTAGTTTCTAAAGCTGAAGCTCTTTGTTTAGCAAGGGAATTCTCACTCAATTCAACCTTCTTAATTTCATCACCAAATGCCTTCAATGAAGTCTGCATTGAGATGATTCTATCTTGATAGGGTTTTAGGAAATCAGATTCAGCAAGATTCTTTTGGTCTTTAATTTCATTATTGAACTTAGCAACCTTGTTTGCAATCTCATCTAGGGCTTTATCTTTACCTTTGCTTGAACCTTGTGACTTGACTACCTTTTCTTGACGAGCTAACTCAGTGAGTTCTTTCTTTTGGTAATCCTCTAGTAATCTAATCTTTTCATCTAGTGCAGTTTTAGCTGCAGCATTGACTCTCTTATTAGACTCTTCTGAGTCCTTTAATCCAAATTCTTTGTACTTATTTTCAAGAGCTAGAGAAACTTTTAGTGCCCTCTCAATCACTTTGAACTTCTCATCAAAATCTGACTTTAGTACTGCAGAGTTATCAACAGGTAGTTTGATACCTGGGATTTGTGAATTGATCTTATTTTGGAGATCTTCGAATTCTTTCTTGTAGGACTCAAATAAAATTGCAGTTGACTCAGAGCTAATAGACTCTGGCATCTTCATCTTACGGGTATCTTCTTTAAAGCGAGAATCTTGAAACTCGGACAGAGACATTTTTTTGCGGGCCTCTGTAGTTGACTTGTCTTGTGCTTTTTGTAGAAGAGGATTTAGGATAGACTGGTCTTCAGCAGAAAGAGTATTCTTAGATTTCTCTTGTTCTTGATAGAGTTGCCTTTTTAATCTAATTAGCTCATAGGTTAAGGCAATACCTTCCTCGTCAGAGAGATTCCCGCTGTTAATTTTTGCAGATAGTTCGGTTATCTGTGTTTCTAGGTTTTTGCCGACTGGACGACCAATCCCTAATACACTGTCCCACATTTTATCAAACCATGTACTAACTTCATGAGAGAACTCTTCCAAAGTTCCATAATTTGCTTTGATATCATTTGCAGCGGCTTCGGCGCCTTTTGCATATTCCTTTTGAGCAAGATCAATAGCCTCGAAAGTTTTCCCTTGTCTTTCTAATGAGGCAACTTGTTCTAGGATCTTAGGAGGGATTGTCCCTAATTGTGAAGCTAGTTCCGCTAGGCCTTTTGAGGGTTCAGTTGCCAGTTTCTTGAAGTTCTTTACAGTTTCTTCAACAGCAATACCGGCTGATTTTTCTAGAGCTTGAGCAGCCTTGGCAATTGTCAAGAATGATGAGCTTGTAAATCCACCTTCTTTTGCCATAGCAGTTAGGGTTGACATGGCTACGTTACCTGACCCTCCTAGGGCTTCAAAAGCCTGTACCGCTGCATGAGCAGAATGTACGTTCATCCCTAGTGAAGCGCCTGTGAGATTTAATGACTTATTAAGTTCTTCATTCTGTTTCATACTCTTGTAGGCAGAATAGGCAAATAAGCCTAACCCAGCAACAAGGGCTACGATTGCACCTCCCATCAGGAAAGATGCCACAGCAGAGCTTCTCATCCACTGAGTCATTTTAGCAATAGGAGATAGTCCGCCATTTAGGCCAGCCTTGAAGTCTTCTAGAGCTTGTTGGCCAAATAAAACACCATACCCAAAGTCAGTAAAAGCAACGATCGAGGTCTGCACTGCATTTGTAGCAGCTTGTCCCATCTTCATAAAGCCATTAACAACTAAACTACCAACAGCAGCACCCACGTCCTTAATACTCTTAGCCATTTGAGTCATGGAGTTTTTCAGGACTTCAGGCATTCTACTAGCTTCTACGTTGAACATACCAAATTGATCTCGTAATTGACCACCTTGTTGTAGGAGGATAGTCAAAGGACTTTGACCTGTAGCCATACCGACGAAGATGTCAGTAATCTGAGGGGCAACGGCTCTAGCTAGATGGTCAACGGCTTTCTGAGAGTTCAGGCCTTGGACTTTCTCAAGCTGGATACGGTAAGCAACCATTTCTGCAATTTGTTCCCCCAGCGGCTTTTTAGTGGCGATCAGGTCATCTCTGAACCTTTTTAAAGCGTTTAGGTTACCAGTCCCCATGTTTTTATTAAAGTCTGCAAGTTGATTATTCAACTTTTCCCAAGCGGCACCGATCCTATTTACAGCATTTACAGAATTTTTAGCAGCAATATCTTGAGTCTCGATTGAGGATTTTAAGGTGTTAACCTCTTTTGCGAGTTTTGTGTATTCTTGGGTTGTAGCTTTTAGGGCAACTGCAATTTCTTTCTCAGTCTTGCCCTCAAGTTGCATCTTTTCAGTTACGCGAACACGTTCCTGTCCTAGGTCTTTAAGTTGACGAAGGGTTAAACCTGACTGAGTTGAGTATTCTGATTCAGCTTGCTTCATCAGCCCAAGCTCATTCTTCATAGCTTCAATAGCTGAAAGGCTCTTATCGAAAGGGTCTCCACCAATCAGTTTACGTTGTGACTTTAGAACATCCCCGATATTCCCGATTTCTTCAGCAGCTAGCCCGGCAGCTTTTGCATAAGCTAGAATAGAGCTTTGACCTTTTGTGAAACCTTCGGTCATGAACTGACGGATAGCTTCTTGACGTTCTAGGATAGTGGTTGCTTTAGCTACTTCGTCAGAGACTTGCTTGACAGCCTTACCTTCTACAGTTGCACGATTCTGAGCAGCAATAGCTGCGCGGTCCTCTGCTTCTTGCCTCTTAGCTGCAGCAAGGCCTAATTTCTCAGCCTGGATGGCTTGAACAGCTTGCTCCTTAGTCAGGGCTAGTGCTAGCTTATCTAGACCTGTGGAGGCATCTTTCAAAGACTTTAGTTTCTTAGCTAGTTCATCAATTGCGTTTGCTGAATCACGAATGGCAGTTACGTCAAGACCTACCTTGATTTGAGCACCTTCTTTGAAATAGTTCTTAATGTTGTCAACGGCATTCTTTGCAGCCTCTAATTTAGCAATAGCTGTATCAGAGATGTTCAGGCGAAGAACAGCCTCCGTTGAAGTTAAACGGTCTACTGCATTCGCTAATCCGTTGATCAGTGTTAATGAAGTTTTTAAAGCTGTTGTTTCCACAGCTAATTTAAAGCTTGTTTTCTTAGACTGGAGTTCCCCAAGGTTTACCGCAAGTTTTGCAGTAGCTGTCGTGGCATTCCCTAGATCCTCTGAATTAACTTTAATACTAATGTCTTTACCAAAAGCTTTTGATAGTTTTTCTGCTGAAGCAGCTAATGCATCAATTTTAGTTAATGCTTTGTCTAGATCATCAGTAACTGCTGTGAACTTAATAGTGTCTAGATTGATACTCATAGTTTCTCCTGTTATATCTATTTAAGACTCATTGAGTCTTAAAGACATATAACAAAAGCCGGATAGCTTTTAAACTACCCGGCTTATTTGTCTTTTGTACTTTTACTTACCTCTTGGCAATGCTTTAAGAACTCTGAATCAAAAGCCTGAATTAATTTTACTTCAAAGAGGTTTGGCTCAATGCCTAGTAAAGAATAATAAGCTTTGATCTCTGAAAATTGAATAGGGTTAGGGCCAAATCCACCTGTTCTTGCTGACGACAATCTTGTGAAGTCCTCCCAAACAAAAACAAACTGTTCTGGTAATTTAACATCCTCATCAAGCTCAGGAGGTCTATATCCGGTGTTCCTCTCTACAGCCTGGAGATGTTCCCTGAGGGATCTCCCGTCTTTCTGTAAAGCACCGAGTTTAAACTCAACCTGAGCAAATTTTAAGGCTTCTTCAAAATCACTGAAAGTTGGTAATATCGGTTGCAGCCTCCATCACCTGTTCACGAATCCAAGAGTGCTCTGTAAGAATTCGGGAAGCTTCCTCTGCTGAGAATAGAATATCCTTATTACCTTCCTGTAGGCCCTTCCAAGAAATGATACGAACTACAGCAGCTTCAACAGCGAGTTCTTCAGCTTCTTCTAGAGTATAGTCATCATCCTTATTACGCTTTGCAGCTAGACGTTGACGAGTTTGCATCTCTGTGTACTTCTTACGAATGTAAGCACGGACAGGCTTAGACTGGTCGCCACGGACCTTAATAAAGGCCCCTGTAGGCTTGCCAGTTCCTGGCATGGTTAGTTCAAATTCATAACCTTCTTCACATTTCACGGATAGGTTGTTAGCAGCTAGGTCAAATCCCATAACTTATTTCCTTTTCAAGTTGTTTGGTGTTAAAAATTAATTATACCACCAGTATTGCAGATTTTCAATAGGAGGTAAATAAAAAGCCCCTAGCTTTCACCAGGGGCTTTTAAGGCTTTATCAGATTGAAGTATCTTGAATCTGAATAGTTGTTGCTTCTAGTCCGGTTGATGTATCGGCGTTTAGAAGAGCAGTGAAGCTATGTTGAGAAATGATGCCGTTTTCAGAGTCAGACTTTGTTGCAGTACCAAACTTTACCTTAGGTAGAGTGATTGATACAGCTTGAGCGGTCTTAGAGTTGTCTGAAGTCAGGGCAATAACCAGTGACACAGTTTGTTCTTGGTCGAAGAAAGTACGGAAAGTAGCATCTTGGAAGTAGACACTTACGTTACCAGAAACCTTAATACGTCCAGTGAACACGTCTGCAGCGAAGTTAGATCCGACAACTTGAGCAGCTTCTAGACCACGTTCGATAGAGATATCTGCAGAAGTGATTACAGCGTAAGCAGTTCCGTTTACGATAACAGCACCGTTAACAGCAGCGAAAATACCATTTGATGTTGCAACTGCCGGAGTTGTAAAATACTGAGTAGTTCCGGTTTGTTCTAGGTTCTTACCTTTTAGGGTAATATCTGTAGTTACTAGGCCTGTTGAAGGTAGTTGTAGGTTTACCCCACCAACCTTCATACCTGTGTAGACTTCTGACTGAGCAATGTCAGAGTAGAATTCTTCAAAAGTATATGAGTCATCTGTGTGACCTGATAGAGGGGCGAAGGTTTCTTTACCGATAACTGCGATAGTTACGCCAGTTACTGCTGTTCCTTCGGCAACCATTGCAGTTCCTGATAGAACCTTGATTGTCATGGTTAGAGCGGTTACTGCAATCACTAGAGCATTGTTTGCTGAGTTTGCAGCATTTAGTGTTCCACCTGATAGGCGAACGATATTGCCGACATTAAAACCATCTGTTAGGAAAGAGCCTGATGCACGAGTGATAACCCACACACCAGTACCAGCGCCTGCGGCCATGGTAATTGATAGAGATGCTGCTGAAACACCTGCAATGAAGTCTTTAGCTACAACAGACTGGATAAAATCTGTATATGCACCTGGGGAGAATTCCCCGTTAACTGATCCATCGGCACTACGGACACCATGTCGCATGTCAGCAACTTGGTAGTCTGTGCGGATTTCGTTTGATTCGTAAGTGTCTTTAGCTAGGTTAAATGCTGAAGTTACTCTACGGATATATTTGCCACCTGTCGCGCCAGGAAGAGTCCCCCAAGCGGATTCCTTTTTATAGGCAACCTTTTTACTAACACCCTTTGCAATAGGCATATTTAATCTCCAATATTAGTTCAAAATTATTCGTAAATCTCGGCAGTTATATCAATTAAGACTGGGATAATTACTTTACCATCAATAATAATTGTGCCTGCGATCTGAGGTGTTGTAAGAATATGCATAGACATACCACCTTCAACAATTGTCGTTCCTTTAGAAAAGGAATCTCTTATCTGCCCAGCTTTTATAAGAGCCTGGGTTGTACCTTTTCCAGAGTTATCAGTGATGAACACCTGGAATTGTATATGTTCTCTATAGTAGCCTTTGCCAATAACAGGGTCTTCTGCCCCTAAACTGACAAACTGTGTTTTTAAGTACATTCCTGAAGTTGGTGGAATGAAATTAATACCCTCATATGCAATTGGTAATACTGTTTCAACAGAGGAGATTCTTTTTTCACAACCTCTTTTTACATTAATAATAGGTTCCATATTACACCTTGAAAGTAGATTTGAATAAAGCTTGGACTATATCTAAAGCGTCTGCTTCAAGATTAACGACTTCTTGACCTTTTGTCCCTCTTACAGCAATATCTTTCACATAAGGAACGGCGTTCCAAATATTAATCCTGTCACCAATTTTGAACTTTGTAGAGCCTAAAAGATTTGAAGACTTATTTGATAGCTTTGCGTTAGAGTAGTCTGCTCGGAGTCCTGAATAAAACCCGGACATATTATAGTCCGAGATATTTAATCCAATATCCCAGTTAGCGATAAGCATACCTTCTTCAGGTTTCCACCCATATTTTTTATACCTCTTACGGTAGAATCCGATATATTTATCAGCATCACCGACAGGGGTCATAGCGAGGATATTCTCTGTCCAATTTGAGAAGAACTCTGATAGTCCGTGTTTCATTCTTACTTCAAGAGCTTCTCTATAATTCTTCAGAGATGCTGATAAGGATGATGTAATACCTACTTTCATAATTATACAGAAACTGAATTAAGTCTGTATAGGCAAATATCAGACATGTAGATATGAGAGTCTAGTGAAAATACTCTAAATGAACTTCCACTATATGTAATAGAATCCCCAACTTTTGGGGTGAACGCTAAACTACCCGGTAAGTAAAAAGTTACTACTGTCTTACCAATCATATCTGGGAAGTTATATTGGTTTGTAATTTGGTGTTTTGGATATGACTGTAGAGAATAATTTGTCTCTGAGATACTAATATCTCCTACAGACGGGTCATAAATACCATTTGTTTTTGAAGTGTAATTTACTGTTACACCATGAGTTTGGATTGCTTTTATTGATGCTCTTAAAGCTGCGTTCATTTTTATACTCCAAAGAAGGAGTCTAAACCTTCAGCAGAATTTTGACTGATAACTTCAACCTTTTTAGTATTAAGATCGTCAATATTTTCTTGCATCTGATCAAGAAATACACCACCAACCCAGCCTTGTACATTTTGCAATACTGGGTTATTGTAGGGATCTTTGAGGTAGATCTTCAGGGCTTCTCTATAAGATTCTGCAGCTTTTGACCCCTTGATACTGAAAATATCTACAGTAGTATCTTCTGACCTCAAAGAAAGCGTCATTAGGATAATCCTTGCGGCATCCATTGCTGTTTTTGAGATACTGTTATAGTTCTTACTCAATAGGTAAGTATAAGTATCATCAGGCAGGATAGGGAATTGAATATCAATATCTGCAACTTCCATTCTAACTTTTTGAATATCAGTTGGCATATTATCTCCTTAAATATGGACTCAAGAATTTAAGCCCAGATTTAAAGAAGGGAGCCAAAGCTCCCAACTATTAGTTGCTTGAGAAAGCGCGTACTACAGTCTGTGGGCGACGTAGAATGTTTAGGAAGTTTGCCTCTGATTCGAGTTCAATCTTCTCATTCTTGGCGTCACGGTATGACCATACATAGGTTTGCTCGCCTAGAGTATTTACAGTGTCAAACTTCTCAGCAGGACCAAAGTAGGTCTGGAAGCTTTCCATTGTCCCTGATGGAAGAATGTAAGCATCACCGGCTGGGATTAGACGGGCACCGTTGTAAACACCACGGTACTCAATGAATTCGATACCACCGTGTAGGAAACGACGATAGATACCTGAACCAAGACGTTGACGTAGAGGTTCTTGGGTACTTGAGTAGTACTTGTAGGCTTCTACAACGTTAGCTTGCTTGATAAGTTTACCGAAGAACTCGGGTGAGCATAGAGCTACGAATCCACCAGCAATTTCGCCTGAAAGCATTGTGTCTTGAATTGAAGCAATTGCTGCCTCAATCTTGTCAGTGATATTTGTAGTAGCTGTGCCTAGAACAAAGTCAACTTCAGTACGAGTGATACCAAAATCAGAATAGAAGTTGGTTGACACAGTACCGTTAGGGGAGTATTGTAGGCCAGTTGTTAGCGTATATGCACGGGCAGCTTCTAGAGTGATCGCATGGTTCATACGCATACGATTTAGCTTACGGGCCACTACAGCCGCTTCATTTTCAGCAGCATCTGTGTTACCATAGGCGCGCTTACCAGCTAGGTCGCGGGGGCTAATGTAATCATCAAGTGGGTGGTGAGTAAGCTGGAAAGCGTACATCTTACGGTTGTCATCCTTGTTGACACTATTACGAGTGCCACGAGGTTGGTCAGGGATAACAGCTAGAGTACCGTTTGAGTATTCTAGTGTAATAGCATTTTGAGCAACAGATTGAGTACCGAAAATACCTAGTTCATTAATCAGGCCCCAAGTGTTTGGGATTAGATTAATTTCAGGAGTTAGGTCGGTAACTTCAAAAGGTTGAGTATAACTACGAACGATAGGCATAATTATTCCTTATATTTAGTTATTAAACGGCGTCATTAGCCAGGATGTTGATAGCAGCTAGAGATGCGTAAATAACTAGCAGTTGAGGTGCAGTAGGTGTTACAGCAAAGCTTAGAGCGGCTTTTGAAACAATAACTGGACCACGGACGAGGGCTAGTACCTTAGTATCAGTCGTTACGGGGACAGTCTTGTCTTCAATAACTACAGCTACTGCAGTTTGTGAGCCATCCACTGCTGCAGGGTCAACTAGCTTGTACTTACCAGTTGCAGTTACTTTTCCAAGTACAGCACCAATGGCATAAGTCTTTGCAGAAGCTTCGTTTGCAGTTACTTGCTCACGGCAAAAAGCTACTGAAGGTGAATATTCGTGCTTAACGGTATTTGAAAAGCGCAGGGTATCTGTTGCGATTAGAGGCATGTTTTATCTCCTATTACTTGTTGGCTGCTAGCTGGGCTTTAACAGCCTTTGCAACGGCAGATTCTTCTACAGTTTCCTCTACTTCACCAGAGGCTCCTGTTTCTTTAAACACTTCTGAAGCATTTGATGCGGCGACTAGGTCTCCTAGGGCTTTTACAACAGCTTCAAAATCTTCATCTTTTTCTACTAGGCCTAGGGCTTTAAATAGTACAGAGCTTAGTTCAGTACTTGCCACTACAGCAGTTACCTTGTCTAGACGTGACTTTTGGATAAGTTCTTTCTTCGCTTCTTCTGCAGCGGCGATGATAGAATTAGCCTTTTCTAGGAGAGTTTGAGTATCTGAAAGTTGCTTTTGTACACTTTCAAATAGTCCCTTCTCTACAGTCTCAATTGTTTGAGGCATCTTATTTTCCTTGATAAGTTTTTGTTTAACTACCTCTACTTGACTGAAAAGAGGTTCAATTTGTGATTGAGTCTCAAATACTTTGAGATAATCTTCTTCTGAGAGGGCTACAAGAGCCTTTGAGATATTACCTGAATCCTTTAGAGACTTCAGTACAGTAAAAGCTGCAAGCTTTTCTTCCACATAAGTTTTCCAATAACTATCTTCTGGATCAACCTCTTTTGGGTCTTCTGTGGGCTCGACATATCCTAGCAGTGCAGCTAGGACTTGGGCATCTTCATACCAAAGTCCGAAGAACTTTTGTAGAAAATCTGGAACCTCCATTGTTACTTGGATTTGTTGCATCTTTTGGATGGCAGTTTGAGAGAGGGATTTCATAATTAGAGTTTTCTTTCCGTTAGCTGCACCACCAACAATTGGACCTACAAGGCTAATTGCTGCACCTTCTTTACTGAAGTCAATATTAGAAAGCTTTCGAATTGCTTTTAGTTTTTCTGTCATTCTTTACCCTCTAAATTTTCGGCGGCAGCAACGCATTGAATAGATAGTCCATCAAAGGTCCCATCTTTTACACCTTGCCATAGTTCTTCATCTTCAAAATAACAAGTTGCTAACCAAGTACCCTTTTTCACATAGGTACCTCCTAAGGTCATATCAACCTTAGAGATATAAGATTCGACAAAAGTAAAAGCCTCTGTATCTGCAAGATGCAATAGATTAGCTTTTCTGCAATAAGTGTTAAAATTATGGCAGGCCTTTTCAACTTCTTCTTCAGAGTACCAGTCTCCGTGTTGGTCTGTGGTCATACCATCAGATTCTTGAGGCTCTAATACTACAAAAGTAGCAAGTCTTTTGTCTAAATTAACTGATTTAGCGATTTTTGTATTTTGAAGCTGATTTGAAGTTGTTGTCAAAATCAGCTCCTTTAATAAACGATTAATGTAATTATACCACTAAGTTAGATAATAATCAAGAGATTATTATTATTATCGCCCTGTCCCCAGTCAGGTTGGCGAATCGACTAGACGGGTGGCGACACTGACAAAGGTGTATCTGGTCATGTTGGGCGCTTCTTGAAGCGTGCGCGGCGCACCTTGATCGTGGCGCCCCCAGCCCCTGAAAAGACAGCCTCAAGGCGAGTCGTACACCAGCCTGTCGGGAGGGAGGGCAGCACGATAACGGGCGGTTGCAGCACATCCGGACCAAATGCCTGTGGGCCGTTGCCTGGTGGGTTGGCAGCTTGGGCACCCGCGTACAAGTCGTAGTAGGTCGATGTCGTCGTACCGTCGTTATACTCGTGAACTGCCTGGATGCCCTGCAAGTTCGTTCCTGCGCTTGCCTCGACCTCATAGCCGCATTGCAGTACGTTGCCGACAGCCAGCGCACCACGGATACCACCTGGTAGGTCTTGAATGAGTTTGACCGTGTCTGCACCTGTCGTCGTCACCGCCAGCGTCAGATCGTTGCCGTAGGCGCCTGCGACATACGTGATCGAGGTCGAGGTATCGGCGCGAGTCCCACGGTTGTACGTCCAGCTTGCAGGGACGGTTCCAGATGCGATCACGCCAGCGCCAGCCGTTGCCCCCCCAGTTGTGGTCGTGAACAACCCGTTGGCGATCAGAGACAGGGGGTTGTTGGCGTTGACCGCTTCGCCGATGGCTGCACAGCGCAGGTCGAACGCAGGGATTCGGGAACCAACCCATGTGTTGAAAGCCAAAGCAAGTTGATAGGCACCCAGGTTGGTTGTGTGAGTGCCGTCGCCAAGATACCCGGCTTTGAACACTGGCGCAGGCGTCGTCGTCCATGCCGCGCCGGTCGAGTCCCACAGTGTCTGTGCGGGGTCAAACAACCAGATACGGCGGTCATCGTAGGCCATGGACGACAGGCGGTCACGAAGCTCAAACAGCCAGGCGATAGCTGGCGCACCAGTAAATGCAGTTGCCCCCGTCTCATTGAACACGATAGGCGTGATGCCTGCTGCCAACAACATTTGGCATGCTGCAGAGATGTCGGCGGCGGCGGTAGCTGCGGTAGTGGTGCCGTAGTTGTTCACTCCGCTCAGAATCACGGTGAACTGCGGGCGGTAGGGCAGTTCAAGAATCAACGCAACTTGACCGGCGAGTGCACTGGTTTGTGTGCCCGACATTGCAAACTTACCAATCATTTTAGCTGGCTGTGCTGCCATAGCATTCCAACGGTTGTACCAATTAAGCGCGGGGCGATTCTTCCCGCCTGAGCTACTTTGTTGGTCGTTACGACTATCCCCGACAAGGGCAAATGATCCAACCTCTACCAAAGAGGCGGCCCTAATTGCAACAAGGGAGGTGGGGTCAGTGATAGCGCCGCTGACTGCATCAGCTTTAAGAGTGTACTCTGTTTTAACACTCCCATCTGAATACTCTGTTGTAATAAGGCCATTTAGACCTGTCTTAATTTCTGTGATTTGTGGCATATTTTCCTATTGACAAACAAGTAATGTTTTGGTAGACTCCCTCTTTTACAAAGGAGTCTTATGAAAAATCTTAAAGAGGTTGAAGTCGTTCTTACAAAAGTCTGTACTTTTCTTGATCTTACTTACTACAGTCTCCATATCCGTTTTTGGGATAATGATCGCTTAGTATTAAACAATTTAGCATCTTTTCATTTCTATGATGCATTTGCAGAGGTTATAAAGACCCTTGATGCAATGAACCAGCAATTTCAGATTAAGCTCTATATTTTTAATAACCCAGAGGTTAAAACTGATATACTGAGTATTGTGAATATGGACGGGAGGGCTAAAGCTTTGAAGCGCTTAGCAGGAACTCAGAAAAACCAAAAGACCCTAGCTGAATTCCTTAAGTTCCATTCTGTCGAGATCCTTTAAGCAGAGTTGTCTGCGTTGGAGACAGAGGTATCTGAACCTGCTACAGAATCAGATGTTCCGTTTCCTGATCCTTTAGACATCCCTGCAGATGCTTTTGATGTATTGTCAGTTAGGAGACTCTTAAAGTCTGCGTCTTCTGGTAAAACATCCACTCCGATGATCTGACGAATTTTATTGATTACAGAAATATCTTGAGTCAGGAAGCCCACTGAAGCAATCCGTTGAATAGCCTTACTAAATGTTTCAGCATCAATACTATCCATGTTGTCATAGTCAATAGTGCAAACTCTTGAAGTATCCCACCCATTTAGTTCATAAGTTTGACGGACAAGATCTTTATTTACAACGTCTTTAATAATTCTAACAAGTGCTTCAACGGCTGTACCTGTCAAACTATTCTTCACTTGACCAAGAGCAAAAGATCCTGTGCTGGATTGACCCATAACAAGGATATCTGCAAATAATGATGTCAAGATTAAGTTTTTATAGTATTCTTTAACAAGCGTAGTATCAAAACCCTTTTTACCATTTACTGAAAGAAGATCTAACTTGAACAATGGTTGTTTTGTATCAGGATCAAAAGCATTAGGAAGAATCATTGCAGATTGCTGATTCATCTGCAGATTTGCCATGGCTCTTTCATAATATGATCTAATAACTTTTTGCTCAGGTGTTGCTTCTGAAGAAAGGTACTGAGGAGGTATATATAGAATAGGCATCCCAACAAGGTCTTTTGCAACCCCGTTAGACTCGATCTCTTCCAAGGCTACTAGGTATCTCCAGGCAAGATAAGCATCTCTTAGAGGGCTTTTACCATAAGGATCTCCTCGATGTCGGCCTGTCCTAAATAGTAGAACTTTTGAGATTGGTAGAGTAACTTCAGAGCTTCTTGAAGCATATCTGCCGTAAGGGTCAGATAACGCTGCAATATTTTGTTTAACTGCAAGGAGGTCATTCCCATCTTCAGAGAAAATAAACTTTCTTACACTCTCCTGAGTTCTAATAGGGAGCCTTTTCCATCCAATTTTGCCATCATTGAATTTACTACCATTACTTAAGAGCCTTTTTCTATAAACTTTCTCATGTACAGAAAATCCAAAGATATTCATAGAAAGAGCATCTTTGACAAATTCTGTCCAAGTATGGTCCATATCAGACATGCATTCTTTGATGAAGGCTGTCTGATTTTTCTCTTCTTCAGTTGCATTCTCTGGTGGACGAACTACCCAATCAGCCTTACAGATCAGGGCTTCATATAGGGTTAACGCTGCGTTAATTGTCCCGTGATAGGACATCTGCTTATATGTCTTAATTGATGTTGGGAAGTTCAATTCTGATTTAAGCTCGTCTTTCGAGACTCCATCAAACATATTAGAACCGATATACCCAATTTCAGCTAACTTAAATCTTTCAGGTTTGTCTGAAAGAGGGATTGAATTTGTTGAATCCATGATATCCTTATCCGAAATTAAATGCTGGTAGAGTTTCTGGGATGGCTGGTGCCATCAGTCCTGAGTTCCCCAGATTTGAGAAATTAAAAGGGTTACTGGCTGAGAGATCCTGTAGGTTCATATGAGGGATGACAAGGTCTTTGTTTAGAAGTAAGAAAGCATCAGAACACACATCCGCTTGGTCGTCTTTCTTATACCTATCTCCATCGAAAATTTCTAGTTCATCAAAGAATTCTTTATTCCAATCTCCCTCGACAACCTGTACAAAACCACCCTGCGCAACAGCAGAGAATGGTGCAAATCTTGTTACTTTAGATTTTACCGGTTTCGAGAGTCTTACAATGAACCCTTTTTCTGATAATCTTCGTTGGAGGTCTTTAGCATAAGCCCCTGCTGCCGCAGCGGGATCTAAAGGGATGCTAACAATTGTACTAAATCCATCTTCGTAAGCCGTATTGAAGATCAAGTCTTCAACATCGTGTACACGCTTACGCATGCCCTTCATGTCCTCTACAGTATAGACGTTATTTTCACTCTTTGACATAAGGACCCCGCGAGTCCAGTCAGGATTAGGGTATTGCTCAGAGGGTAAAGAGAAAGCCAAGTCCCAGGCTCTTACTCTCTTTGCAGCATTAAAGTTTCTAAAAGGGACTATCCCGCACCATTCTCTTTTGAAGAACCCTGAAGCCTCCTGTCTAGCAAACCATGACCCATCTAATAGCCGCTCTTTTTCTACTCTCGTTTGGTTCATCAAACGACTGATATAGTCTGGTTGGGCTTTTAATAGAGGAGGATTATCTCTGCAGTTCGCTCCGATAAAAGTAAATGAGCTGATACCAGATTCAGCACCCTCCCCGTGGACAAATTCAGCTTCTTCAAGCGTGTCATACCATAACATGGAGTTACCCTGTCTAAAGAAGAACCTTTTATGACCTGCTCGTTCTTCTAATGGAATACCTCTAGAGTCTAAATAGTAGTCCTGAATCCAATGACGGAGGAAACTATTATAATCCGGGTTTGTCATTAAGAACATCTGAGGGGTATAATTTACATAAGCATTTCTCATACGAGAGAGCAGGTAAACTACCATTTCTTCTTCAAAGTCAGTTGCTTCGTCAAAGATAACTAAAGAATACTGACCACCTTTGTGATTGTACATGTCACTTGCGTGTTGCATGTG